ATTTCTTACCCTGCATACGTTTTCCAATCTTTTGCATACGCTTACCGATTCGTTGCGTAATCTTGCTCTTCCTGGCAAAAAGTTTTTGACCGACTGAAGAGGCAGCTACTACTGGTATCGCACCTCCTAAGAATGAACCTACATTGCCACCAATCTTAGCGGCAGTCGGACTTCTTGTAGCCACATATGCTAGCGTAGCTCCGGTGCCTCTGGCATAGTAGTCGATTTTCTTAGCATTGGCCAATGTTGCTCCAAATCCTGCGCCTGTAGAGGCTGCTATAAGACTCCGGCCAACCTTGCCAGCGAACCTCATGTTTTCCACCTTCTTACCTGTGTTTTCCAAGCGGCTGCCAGCACGATTTCGTCTTTTCAAACCTTCTGATATAGCCTTTTTCCAGGCTGCATCCATTTTCCTTCCTACACTCATATAACCACCTTCTACAATAATTTATTGTTTACAATATACAAAATTAAAATGCTCTATATTTCTGAACGAAAGATGGAAAGGTCATTGCATCTACTGTTCCGGCATCGATCCGCGTTTTAATACCTGCTGCAAAAATAGCAGCTTCTGCCTGAGAAAGTTCAGCCAATGTATGCCAGTAAAAAATAGCAGCTGATTGTCTGGCAATTGCCTTATCTACTGTTGCTAGCGCGGCAGCAGCATTCGCTGGACGACTGGAGTTTATTTTGTAAGCATTAGCGATACCACCATTAACGATATTTTCCAAATCATTATTTGATATCGATTCATGTGTATTACTAGCATCGTTACGGTTTAAACCAGAGATAGACCTGCAGCCTAAAAATCCATATTTTATCGCACTATCAATCGTAGTATCGTTGAAAGTGCCATTCGGATATGACAAATAGTTATAACCTTGTTCTCGCACAAATCCATTATCGATCAACCACTGTCTATTCTCCCGCATTTTTTCAGGAGAAACAACAAACTCATTAGTAACGTTACCATGGACACAAATCGCGTTACCTCTGTCGTAAATCTCCTTAAGCTGCTCAAGAGTTTGATAACCAGGCTGCGTCTGATGGCTATCTATGAAATCTTTTATCACAAAGGATGTCGTTGGAATTCCATATGAATTCATGATACGCGTTAATAGTATAGATTCCTCATTACTATCATCGAATGTCACAACCACAGGTGCTTTCTTGTTTTCTGCAAAACCACCAACAAACAACGAATCAATATAGAATGGATTACCTGTATAAGAGGCGTCAGGTGTGAACCTAATTTGTGCTCTTTTTACTGTTGACCAATTTACGTGAGCAGTGCCTCCTATTTGTATCGTGAAGTCTGTCTTTGTTACCCTAATGTTATTCCAGCCGCGACGAAAACTTCCACCGCCCACACCGCAGATATTACAACCACTGGCATTCGCCATCGTAGCATCACCGAGAGCCAGCAAAACGGAGGAACCCACAGAACTTCCCGAATTAGCTAAAGGGCCATCACAATAAACCCATAAGGAAAAACCATCGACACCGCTTAAATCATAAGTGTTCTGTAAATCCTTGTATTTCCCATGAACTGTAGATACGCCTGCAATGTTTCCTTGCTTAATAGTTGCAGTATTAAATTTTGTAAACAAGGTAGATTGTTCAAAAATCGGGCTATTACTACCGTTCTGCGACGGAGTCCAGCCTGCTATGTCGATGAATTTAGAGCCAGCGACATCAAGATTATGTCCATCTAGTTGCATTCCAAACAATGCCCGCTTAGGACTGTAATTTTTCCTGAATGATGTCGTGCTATCACCATCAGAGCTGTACAAATCACTGCCAATCTGTGTAAGGCCTACTCCAGGTTTTATCTGAGTTGCCTGCCTCACATTCAACTTTGAGGATTCTTCCAAAGATTCGCTAAGAAACTCTTGATGCACTAGGCTTTTAAACACGGGGGCGTCATCTATAATTTCAGGATCACCTAATAGCCTTAGTGATTCAAAATCCGCTAGTTTGCCTGACCAAGTTTTCGATCCGTTAATTGCTGTTACGTTTGTACCGTCGTTACTGATCAAAGACCAGTCTGAATTTTTTAACATCATTTCTCCTTAATTGAGGAGGCCTCTCAACCAAGACACTCCTCATGTTTAAATTAGTTCGCGTAGAATACGTTCTTCGGATGCTTAGAGTGTAATGTGCTCTGCACCCCACCCCAATCTATATATTCTTCAGGAAATGGATTTTGATGCCCATCACAAGGTTTTTGACACTGACTCAGACCCGCAATAGGAAACCTTGATGCCCAAAATTTTGAAGCTGAACCTATAAGCGCCGTAGGAGACTCCTTGGTCAACCTGAAGTTCGAATCCAATTTAGGATCACTAGTAATCGAGTTAGCAGATGGCGCAATAGCGGCAGCTGCCCGATAACTATAAATCCTACTTGCAGTGCCATAATAAACATTATCACCTATAGTATCGCGCTCTGAAATTAGATTGTACTGGCTTCCAACACTACCAGTATTAATGCAAATATTCTTATCAAAGATCACAGGACTTGCTGTATCAATTGCATCAGACCCAAAAGCCTTTTTATAATTATACCCATTCTCAGAGTTAGATCTTTGTAAGGTGTTGTGATAGAATGCAATTCCCGTAACAGCGGTTTTTGCCCCATCATTTCTCAATTCTATGTTGTTATATCTTGCATCAGTGAATAGGTTACCTGCACCAAAGAAGTTGAATGTAAGTGCTGTATTAGTTTCAGTATTCAACACTAAAGAATGGTATCCACCTTGTACATTATTACCAACAGCTGTCACATCGTTTGCAGCAAAGTACATACCAACATTGACTGTTGCCATCCTAAAGGCTTTGACTGTATTTCTAACAGCTAATCCACCGGTCACTCCAGCATTTAATGTAGTCACAATTATGCAATGCTTAGTGTCGGATGTAGAGTGATCAACATAATTGTCGTGAATATAGAAGTTGCTTGAGTATCCCGACAACTGGATACCATCACCTTGACCAATTCCATCTGACGCTTGTAAGAACATACCTACATTTGTCATATAGTTATAGCCCGCTTCAGCGTTTGCACCATTCATCCAAATAGCGTCTACACCAATATTATTCAGTTTATTATTGATCGCCCTTATATTTGAACCATATAAGTAGATGCCTGACTCGTGAGTACCTTCGTTAAATAACGAATCATGTAGATTACAATTTTGTACAACAACACCGGAATGTACATTAGGAGTGGCGGAAGAGTTAATAATCATCTTACCACGCATATTAGAGCAATCCATGTGGTCAACTATTACATTTGTCGCATTTACAAAGATAGCGCTCGTGACTGCAGTTGATGCAACGCCGGTGGCTGTTGTGTCCGAATTACCTACAAAACGCGGCATATTAGGATCCGCGTTAATAGTCGGCAATATACCATCCCCATAATAGCTAATCAATACTGGTTTTGTTGCATCGTCTGAGCTGAGTTCCCATCGAATCGCAGAAAAGTCGTTGCCTGTTCCATAAGGATTTCGCGTATTGATAACAGAACCTGTCTTGATTAGAAATTTACAATTCAGATATATATTACCTCCACCAAAACCAGGCCACCACCCTCCACTAACAGCATAAGGAGATACTCGATTGAAAGGAGTCTCAGGTGTCAAGCCATTTCCCATAGTAGGCGCTGATGGATCTATATAATATGTCTTATTTGATACGTAAGCCATTTAAACACCTCCAGTCACTTTTACTGAATTTGTACCAGTAATTGAAACTAGTCCAAACATTCTACAGCCTGTGCCTATCTCAAATACATTGGAGTCTCCTGCGTCTACCTTAATAGCACCAGCTTTTGTCAAGTCAGATAGGCTATCTCCTACAACATTTGGAAATTCGTTAAACGCAATGTATATAGGATTTGCTCCAGAATTTACGACTTTCAACTTTGACACCCATTCTGCAATAGTATCTAGGACGACTGCCTGTAGAACTGAGTAAGTTGTGTTAAACACAGTAGGAATGAATCCTCCACTATTAGCATAGTAAGTCCCGTCACATTTTACGAATTTATCGCCTATTTGTGCAATGCCAACGCCAAACTCTGCAGGAGCAGATAATGTAGATACCTGTTGAACATTAGCCTTAAACTGTTGTTCTAGGTATTCACTTAGAAAGTCCTGATGAGCAGCATTCTTGAAGACGGGAGCTCCATTTACGATCTCAGGGTCGCCTAGTCGTTTTAAGGCTTCAAAGGCAAGTAATGTGCCTGACCAGTTTCTAGAGCCATTAACTGCAGTGACGTTAGTTCCATCATTGCTGGTCAATAACCAATTTGAATTTTTTAACATTAAGTCTCCTCTAAATTATTGTAAGTTCTTTTCCACGACAAATTCACCTATCTCGCTACTCCAGCTGCCGCTAGGTAACGTAACCTTACCCTGGACTTTCCAAGTACGATCTTGGTCTAGAAATCCAGCTTCAGTAACGTACCTAATCAGCCCATCAGAACCGTTAGTGGAAAATTGTGCGGTCTTCACAACAACAGATCTATCAGGTTTTTGAAAGATTAATTGTTTAATGGTAGCAGTAGATAGGCCAGAAAGAGGTTGCCCATTTTCAAGTAGCTCAACCTCAATAACTGTCCCAGTATCGCCTACATGAAAATCTGCTGGCATTATTATGACTCCAAATGTAATGTTAAACGCTTATTAACAGCTAGTAATAATTTAGTTCCAGTGCTCAGCATCGTGATATTACTAATTCGTAATGTCTTCTTAATTAGCAGCTCTTGGCTTAAAGATCTGGAGATCACGCTAGTAGACCTTTTACTGCGACCAATTGTTGATCCAATTCTCGAGGAACGATTAACTACCAGGCTGAATCTTTGTATATCTGCTGGGGCTACTTGTGAAACACCTACTTCACCAGAGGTAACTTCGTTATTTTGAGAAGCATCTGCGCCTGTCAGCACGTGTGATTGAGCAATATCACCCACTGATGTCTGAGAATCTTGGATGCCACTGTCACCGGCTAGACCGTGAAGTTGAGAAAGTGTGTCTACTGAGGATTCAGCAGATTGCTCAACGCTGTCCCCAGTCAAAGAGACTATACTAGTGATAGAAATTTGACCATCGGTTGCACTACTATCTTGAGCTGAATTCAATCCAGACAATATATTGATCTGTTCTATAGCCGCTGAACTCGCAGAACTATCTTGACTAGCTGATTGTCCAGCTAAGTCGAATATTTCACCAATAGCCCCTACACCTGATTCTGCAACTTGTATAGCATCGAGACCGGTAAGGTCTATTATCTGTGATATACTGCCAACAGAAGCTTCATTGTTCTGTAAGGAATTAGCACCAGTTAAGTCTACTGAAGTAATTGCATTGTATATAAACGCAACCTCACCACCAAGCAGTAGTGAGATTTTTGAGGGATACGTTGTTGTATTTAGTATCTGTGCAGAAGCTTTTTCCAACACTAGTGATGTAGGAGTGATTGCTGCTGGAGACAGTTTAAATACTACATCACTACTTATTTGCATTTTAGGTTGCGCTCACTTTCGCGTATATCTCAACACCATTTGGCAAACCAGCTGATGGTATGAAGCGTCTTCTGAGACCAGAAGTATTTCCACCAAGCCCATTTACCCATGTAGTACCGTTGTGATACTGCCAATTTCCATTAGCAGTGCTATTACTATCTTGTACGAGCACTGCTGCGTTAGTATCAGCCCGATAATAGGTAATTGAAAGACTCGTCAAAGTTGTGAATACAACAGATTGAACAACTCCGAGTGTGCCATCAGCATTGTTTGAATCACTCAAATTCCAGCGAAGTTCTGGTGGTAGTGAATCGTCTGCATCATACAACACACCTAGCGAGTGTATTCTTGCTGGAATAGCACTAGCACCCATTGTTCTAAATTCAAACATGAATTGTATATATGCGCTCCCATCTACACCAGATAAATCTCCGTCATTGTCCACTAATGTCCATGCTCCAGAGTTATCAGCAATACCCGCAGTTCTATAATAGAGTTTATAAGGTTCAGGCGGTATACCTAAGTTACTCCCAGAAGCTGCTCCAATTATACGATCACTGGCTGTAAATGCTTTTGAAAACTTATTAACACCTGGCACCGCAATTCTTGGGCTTATAATCCTACAACCTGTTGATGCAGCATATTCCCAATCTGCCCCAATCGGGGAGCCATATAGCCAACCGAATGTTGTGCTATTATTCGCTAGGTACGCCATACCGCCCTCGACCCAAGGTTGTAAAGCTGCTGAGGTGTGTATGCTAATGGGAGCGTCGGGTGACGCGTTAGTGCCATTTTGTAATCTTGATGTATTGTAGACCATGCGATCGAAAGGAGAAGAGTCTGTCTTATACTCAGTAAGAAAACTGCCCCATATAACACCGGAAGGTGTGGTCGTTGTGATTAAGAACTTATCTATTGATGAAGCGTAATCAAACGCCGACAATGCACCCGATGAAGCCTGTGTTGCGCTCCCTCCAGTAGCAATTTCTACCATCATATCTCCAGCCGATATAAAAGTAGTATCTCCTGTACCTATCAGGCTTAATGCTTTTGTTCTATATAATCGAGTGGTGGTTATGAAATATAGGCACTCTACTCCCATTCCAGGGCCATGTCCTGCACTAACAACCTTTGCATTAGATGTTTGTGCAACGGTGCCTGTTAAAGTAGCAGAAACAGCAGTAGAATATTGAAATGCTGTAGTATCAGCTCCAGAAGTCAACGTAAGTGCTGCTCTTATATTAAACTTGAATAGCTGACATGTAGAAGTACCATTTGCAAACCAAGCCATTTGCGATTGAAAACTAGTTTTCGTCTGCAACCCAATACCGGTATTAACGGTTTCGGTGATAGTTGCAGCAGACTTTAACCAATAGCAAGCTCTTATATTATCTACAGTTGTAGCAGCGGGTATTGCGAGACCACCAGACAAGAAGTTCTCAACTCTTAAGCCTTTAACTACAAACAATCCACCATTAGTAGTAGTTGCATTCGTGTTTCCGAGAATCAACCGCAGGTCTTCAATCACATACGGCGTACCAGCGGCAATGGTCCCTGCTGAAGCTGTCAGTGTGATTCCTGTATTGGAACCAATAGCACTTATCTCATACCATGTCGTAATTTCAGATGGATCAGTTGATCCGAAGCCTATTCTATTTCCAACACAAGCTCTGTCTGTTTGCCAAGAGGTTCCTACACCTGTTACAGCAGTACCACTTGCGGAAATTGTTCCAGCAGTGTGTAGGTCGTAGGTATTGCATAAGGAAACGATAGAAGCATTCGTAGCTACAGGAAAAGTTACTGTAATAAATCCTTTCCAAGTAAGAGTAGCCGTTAATCTGTCTTCTTCATAAAGAACAATCCTACGTGTCGCGCCAGCAGTTGCATTGTCGGCAAAGAACACCCAATCTTTCATACTGGTGGGTGTGTTGCTCCAACGCATCGCTGTAGGTGCGCGTAAAGGTATTGCAGTACTGGCTTCTAGAGGCCTACCTAGCTGTAATGGTAAGGGGCCTGTCCAGTTATCTTCTGGAGTAACCCCACTCATTTGCGTCATTAATGGACCTAAGCCTAATTTGTCAGGGTCGTAAGTCTCCATGCCTAACCGATAACTCAGTAAGTTACCAAAATCTATTTTTTCCGCTGCATAGCTCATGCAAACTCTCCTGTTTCAATGAATTGTGCCTGAAATGCACAAGAAACACCGTCTGCATTTTGGACTTCTACTAAAGCTGTTGATGCGTACGTGCCTGTTGTTTTTACAACCCAAGAAGCATCATGAAAACAAGGCTTTCCGCTACTAAGCACAATAGTTGGAATTGCTAAATCACCTTCAACTATTGATCCCAGTATTTCATCTGCTCTGCCTGGAGATAATAATCCCGCTGCTTCAAAAGCATGTACTCCAGCAATAACAGAAGGCTCACTAGTGTCAATTGCAGTCCCATCGCTGTCTGGCGTTAAATTGTTAAATTTAAATAACCACACCTCAATAGCCGACACAGTCTTTTCTGCAGCTAGTATAGCAGTAACTTCTTCAGTTGTGAATCTATTAATGAACTGTTGCTTAGTCAGTCTCATTTGAGTTACACGGGTTGTTTATTTGTGTATGTCAGTGAGGGAAATGTAGTAATATTCCCAACAGTAACTGTCTGTCCTGAGCTTTCAGTTGTCACCCATAGGACTTTAGAGTTTGCAGTATCTACAAAAGCGAAGTGTGTAGGATCACCTGTATTATTAGCAGCGGTATCCTGCTTACCAGCTGAGAAAGTCAATACACGATCATTACCACTAGTACTTAGTACGAAATCTCCGGATGTTAGTGTAGCCTCTGCTACAATATTTCCAGCTGTCATAACTGTGGCATAGCTATCACCACTCGTATAAGCTATCACTGCGACAACTTTGTTACAATTATTCTTTATATAGTTCAGACCATTGTCTAAAACATCTTGATGTGCCCATTTAGCCATAAAACCTCTTGTGACCTAATAATTCTTACTTTTATGAGACCCTGCTCTACCGAGCAAGATAGGATATTTGTATTCACAGAAGTATCGCACACCATCAGAGAAATGTTCTTCACCTTCTGTCTTATCAATGATTGCACCATCTTTATCTGCCCAGACAGTACGCTCCATAGAACGAATTGTTTTAACTTGTTTGGGAGAGAAATACATAGAAGTCTCGCCACTAGCTGTCAATAGTTTACGATTAACCGCATTAGCACTATCCACAATAGGAGGTGACTTCTTATGAGCCAACACCGTAAATCCCATTGATTGCAAGATTGATAAATCAGTCCTGCCAACAGGTGTAGATGTCTTGCGAGATTTGCCAGTAGGGTCTGGATAAGCATATACTTTAAAAGGCAAGCCATTAACTCTTCGTTTAATAGCTTCCGGTGAGGAAGTATCTAGATTTGGAATAAAGCGATTTAAAATGGCAATGCCTAGTGTCTCTGTGTCAGGATGCCCAAAACACTCATCAATGCCAAGTATCACGTCATCACGTATGACATACATACTAGTGGCTTGGATATCAACGTTAAAGTCGATAGCGCAATGTACATCCTCATCAGGAAATCTTTCCAAATCTTCATCAAGCACATGAATCGCTCTATCGAAGCAGTAAAATACGCTCTTACCTGACTCTTTAAAATCAGCACCATACTCAGATGACCAAGATACTGGATCCATCTCTGACTTGAGTGCTTCAATCTCAGCAGGATCAAGCTCAGGAGATGTCGTATAATCAAACTTATTGAACACCCACTCATTAGACACAGTGTGCATCTGACACAGATCATAGAAGAAATTGAATCCTTCAGGAGTAGATATCATCATACCCTTACCTGATGTAAGCTTAAGTGCTGCTTCTACATGTCTATCAGTAGACCTCTTATCATTCAAGATACGCTCTTTAATCGCTGATGTCTTCATCACAGACCAACGAGTATTGATGCAAGGTCTTATAATCTTCTCCCAAGCTTGCTTAGGTTTCATACCTTTCTTGCAGCTTGAGACTTCGTCCCATAACACAAAGAATGCACCTTTACCACGCATCCTTTCAACACTCTCATATGAAATCAAACGTAATTTTGTGTTATTTGGAAATAATGCTCTACCATCACTTTCGGAAGAGCTTTTAGCTATTCTTGACAATTGTAACTCATCAAATAACACAGGCCAGTAGATGTCAACTGCCTGGTCAAATGTTGGTCCAATCACATATACACGCTTGTTAGGCACCCAAGCAGGTAACTCCATCAGTTGTTGAATAGCTATTCTAACCGCCGAAGCACCTGCATAGGTCTTACCCCAACCCCTTGAACAACAGTCAGTCGAAAACCTGGTATCTGTGAAGAGCAATTGTCTGACAACACGAGATTGACCAGGATGCAACTTCATTTTTGTAACCGTTTTCCCGCTCTTTGCATAGAGGAGCCAACACCTCGTACAATCGCAGAACCAGCAATGAACCCTCTTGCAGTACCAGTGGCGATACTTGCTGCTTTTTGACTAGCTCGAGATCCAATAACTTTTCCAGAATTCTCGATGCCCTTACCAGCACCTCTCCTAGCACGTTTTAATCCTTCAGAGATCGCTTTCTTCCAGGCATCATCCATACGTCTTCCACTCATAATTCACTCCAAGTCTCTCATCACTGTATCAAGTAATGCACTAAAACAATCACGAATGTTTGAGCACACATTAGTACACAAACACATAAATATCCAACACAACCATATAAGGCTGACTAAAATTGCTCTAATTAGCTTCATCTGTAAATATTATTGGCAACATTGGTACATCTTCATCATCGTCACTAGTAACAACTTCTGTAACTCTGCCATAAGCAAAGCGCATAAGCTCTTTGGCAACATTCACTTGTGCATTATCCACTGCCAACACATCCTCATTCTTAACATAGATTGGCTTTCCAGTTTTATTGTTGAGTTCCAAAACAGCACCAGATCTTCGTTGTTCTAGATATTGTCTTTCATTCTGCAATTCCATAAACTTACGTACTAGTGCTTCACAAGGATCAAAATCTAGCTGTTCTAAGCGTCTTCGAGAATCACGCTCCAATCTTCGTTTTCTTGTTAACACAGCACCATTCTCATCGTAAGTTGCTGGTCTTCCAGGAGGCTCAGGGTTGTGTTGACTGAAGACCTCTTCAGGGTCTTTAAAATCAAACATATTGACCTCGACTAAGATATATTATTTAGATAACTAAATAAATAACTTAAGAATAAACAATTAATAACTTAAAAATAATATATTAATAACTGAATAATAACATATTAACACTATATTAATAACTTAAAAATAACATATTAATAACTGAATAATAACTAAGAAGTAACTAGCTAATTTCGTTTAAGTTACCTTCTTTAAGTATTATATTAATATCCATATTGGTACTTCTTTAGTTATTTTCTAGAATAACTCATCTTCTTTAGCTAAGAAGAAGCAAAAAAAAAAAAAACTCTTCTCGCTCCTCGCTCCATTAATTTACCTGCTGCTCCTTCTATCGTGTATTAGAAGCTTTCCAAAAATCAACTTATCGAACTTCCAGAAGGTCTTCAAAATACTGCCCTTCGAAAGAAAAAAAAAAAAAAAAAAATAGTGAAAGAACCCACCCCAGAAGCCCGAAGGCCTCCAGAGTGAGTTTTTTTAGGTTATTGCATTAGCCCTATTAACGCCTTAGCGTGTCCCATTGCTGCAAGGTTGGATCTATGCACCAAACCTCTTTCTAGAAGTAGATATTCTTTTCGGCTATCACCCCAGTTAGCTGTGGTAATGAGAGAGTCACTTGTAAGATTAAGGAAGTAGTACGTTTCACCAAATACAGGTTCAATTGTTACATGACATTCATAGTACATTAGCAGACTCTCCTAGGAGTTATATTATATTGTTTACAATACTCAACAATACGTGGATCAAAACGATTTGTCGCATAGAATTTACCCGTACGATCTCTCATCACAGTGAAGTATTCAGGAGTGTATATCTTAGCACCCATTATATCTTCACCCTTACACCAAGCATCGGCAAGTCTTTGAGCATGCTCTTTTGAAATGGATGGATTTGATTCATGTAGATTCATTTTACGATTTTCCAATTAGATTCTGGACTCAGCTCACGAGCAGCCACATACCTGGTACTAGTAGAGCGACGTTTTTCGTTTTGTCGAGCGTTACGTTCTTCTCTGGTCATTCTCACATCAGCACCTACTTTTGCATCTACAGACCGCCATATATGTAGCAGTTGTTTATCTGATAGACCTTCTACATAAGCATGGAATACTAGAGGAAAATAAGATGCTAACCAACGTATTGGATCACGAATATTCTGGTAGTCAGTTTTGGTAGGCGTTTTTGGACGATCAACAATTGTATAAGGCTCCACGCCAAGCTGCCTTGCTGTGTAATTGACAATTCCACGAAGTTTCCAACCCTTCCTAACACATGGAAAGAAATTAGCCATAAACGTAGGAGTCTCATTCATACTAAAGACCTCCTAGTATTGGTATGAATTTTTCATGGAATTCTACGGCCTCACGAACGCGTACAGGCTCACCATGTATTGCCTTAGAATAGATAACAACAGGAGTCCCATCTCGTGAGTTTGTACAGTCAGTCCCTTCTGCCAGTTTAATATAAATTTCACCAGACTTTTTATTTCTATATTTCAGCATTGTATCTTCCTGTGTTCTTTTGGCAGCCAGATAATCTCTGAAGATTTATTAGTTGTTGCATCGTTTCAGAATGACTGAGACGTTCTTTGGCTAATGCTTCAGCCCATGATTTAACAGCAGCCTCACGCTCTCGTAGATCAATCTCTTTAGCGATTATCGTGAGTTTAAGCGACTCAATTTGTTCTCTGTATTGTGATAACAGCCGCTTATCAACAGGCCTCGCCAACTCTACTTCGATATCTTTACAAATTTGACAAATTTCGCTATTAAATTGACCAAGTTCTTCAAGACATTCGAGTGCCCTTCTCAATAGCTCATGACTCATCAGACAACTCCATGTAAACCTCTTGAATCTTTTCCAGCTTACATATTCGTATCATCTGCTCGGAAGGTGGGGTTAGTGTAAACATCCGTTTACCTAGCGAATCCACAGCTGTCCATCCGATAGTTTGCATCACAGGAATAGAATCTATTTCTTGAAGTAACTCCTCGACAATACCATCATCACCACACAGAAGATATTGTTCCAACCCCTCTTCCAAGAACTCTTTCATTCTGACTAATACATTAAATATTTTCATATTCTCCTCACAGCTAACCTGTTAAAAATACGCCTTATTATATAGGAGCGTAACAAAGACACAGCAGAGAATATTGCAACAAGTATACAGTTTTGTGACAAAGGCACCTCTATCCCAAATAAAGGGTAGATATACGCCTGGATTGCTACTCCAAGCGCAAATCCTGTAACTAAGTTACAAATACTCTCCAAAGCACTATGACTGCGCTTTTGCACGTTGAGCCAAGCGTCTTGCACACTCTCTTATACCTTGATGTGGGATAAATTTATTAGTAGATGCTTTATACCTCTTACTACCTTTGCTTTGTCCGCCGCGTTTCGTACGATCATGAAAAGGTGTATTACGCAACCGCAAAATTTCAGCATTGATATCCGGACCAGGCATAGATATCATCAGCAGTGGAACTAGCGCTCTTGTGATTTGTGATTTAGAAAGCATATTATTACCTCGATTTGATTAATTCAGCAGCTGCCAACATTTGATTATAGCAAGCAGTGTCTGCAATTGAGTTGGCAAGATCCCCATTATGAGCACGTACCCACTCAAAATCTATATGGATACCCTCTTGCGTTTTTGAAACTAAAGCTGTCTTAAGCTCAATCCATAAATCTTGATTCTTTACAGGCGACCCTGATGCCGTTTTGAAGTTGTTTTTGACCCACTTGGCAAACCATTTAGTTATACCATTACAAGCATACTGGGAATCAGTGTATATGATATTACTAGGTTCATTGACCAGCTTAACCGCTTCAATTATTGCCTGTAATTCCATTCTATTATTTGTAACGGTGGTACCTATAGCTGAGCCACTTTTAAGCACAATCATCTCATTACCATCCACTACGGCCCAGCCACCAACTCCTTTGACTAGATTACAAGAACCATCTGTATATAATAGCATTAGCCTAACGCCAATTTCATCATACGACGGTAAGCCTTTGCGAGTCTAATACTATACTCAATATCGGCTTCTGCGCGATGCTCTGTATTATCTTCCGCAACTTGAATTGGATATAATAATTTCAGAGACGTGGTATCCAGCACTTGATGGCTAAACTTAACATTCGGAAAATGGTGCTCTAACCAGTTTTTATCAAAGTTAACAGAACTGCCTAATAGGTGTATCTCAGTACTCGTATGTAATTTTAGCCAAGCTTCAAACTCACCTAAAGTGCTTGTAGGTCTGGCATCAAGCAACCCAGTACCTTCGGGGCCATGCATTTTAAGGATGAACTCACTTAACTCTGCTTTTACACCTTTGTACCCAAATACTTCATTGAAACGCGGACCAGTTTCTTGTAAATCTTCTGAAAGAGGGATCGCACACGCTTCCAGAATTACACCTTCAGCTGGTTTTAGACCTGTTGTTTCGAGATCAATTGCAAGAAATTTTGTTATCATTTATAACTCCAAAGTCAATAAAAAACCCCCTCGCAGGGAGGGGGCTTGAAAGGTATTACGTCTTATTCTGCAGAATCGTCTTCTTCTGCGGTTTCTTCTTCTTCAAATTCGTCTGGCAAGAAGGTATCTTTCAACTTGACCATAGCATCCGATAAGTAAGTATCGAATTCATGTTTCGCTTCGCCTGTCTCCAGATCATATAAGCGTTCAATAGTTTTGTCAGCAATTGCTGCAGCAACAGCATTTTCCAAAGCTTCTTCGGTTTCGAAAGTATTACCAGCCAATATCTTCTCTAAGGCGTTTGCCAATTGATAGATTTTAAGACCAGCTTTAGCTTTTGGATCAACTTCACGTTTAATGACACCGGCTTCGAAGGCTTTTAGGACAGCATCTTTATTGGCGATGATCCAACTGACTACATCAACGTTGTTGTCCAGGGCAGCCATCAAAGTGTTTTTAGTTGCCAGCGCAGATTCTTCAGGAGACATCTTTTTGGTTGCAGGCCATTTGAATGAGGTGACGATTGCTTCCGCATTAGTGGTCAGGAAGTCAAAACGCTTATCTTTCAATGTAGCGATTACATCCAGCGCTGTTTTCAGAGAAGCTTTTTCATTTTTGGTTACACGACGAATCGTATCCGTACCAAAGGCATTCAACACAGTATCAGTGTTGTCAATCAGCCAATCTACCAAGTCTTGTGCGGCACCGAGCGCCAACAAAGCACTTGTGATCAACGGTTTACGTAAGAACATATCAGCTTCAGCTCTTGTATCGAAAGCAACCAGAGCACCAGTGTTAGGATCACGTACGCAAACAGCATTGAAAATTTGTGGTTGAGACATAGTTATTACCTTTTATATTTAGATTATTGAGGGGTTATAGCATTAATTGCGTGACAATTGCCCAATATTGCACAAAATTTGCAGCGACACTTATCAGTCAGTGAAAGCCGCGAGGCAGGCGGGGTGCTGTGACCCTCTTTTTCGGGCGAGCACCTGCGCGTTTTTTAAGAGGCGTTCATAGGAATGTTTCCAGGGAATCCTATACGCCCTATAGATTTACCACACATCGTATAGAAATACAGACAACCTGTTTGATCTTTAAGCATCATCCTTTGAGATCTAGGATTGAACCTTAGTAATGCGAGTTCTGCGCCCATCTCACTTTTAAGGACATCGCCTACTTTATGATTGAATACTAATGTCTTCAAAGTCTTCTTCTCCAAAGGCCTCGTCGAGGAGTCCTGTTATAAAGTTCAAATCCACGCTCTCATCTTCAGAGTTCAATGCAGCATCCAGGAACCCCTTTAGATACAACATATCTACACCTACTAATTGATCACGCAGAGTAGCCCTGTGTGTTAAATCTACTTCTGATACCTGCAGTATCATCTTTAATACCTGACCAGCTGAGATCTTCCAACCACGTTTTATAAATTTACGTATACGAAGGATGGAACATATCGGGTATAAAGAACCTTGATAATAGAGTTCTTTCGTCAAAATAGATTCGAGAGCTTTCTTTGGGGCTACTATCCCTGTTGAAGATGACCAATAGCATGTGCAATGAATGAAATCATAGTTCTTGAATATTTGTTCAGGTGTTCCATAGAATCTGAGTATGAGTTGCACCTTGCCATTCAAAGAAATAGCATTATCCGAAAAGAACCTAGCAGAATATTTTGATTTCTCAGCAGTTGCAACCATACCGTCAGCAGCTTGCAGAAACACTCGGCTTTCAGATTCACCTTTTATATTAGTGAAAGGCGCTGAATACCAACCAACTACACCATTTTCTTTCTTGGTAAAATAACTTAACACAGACCTTACTGCCTCGAAGCTGTCAAAGTAGAAGTCATAGTCATTCACCTTTGTACCCATCAGCATACTTGTGATAGCACCTCCAGCACATATGGTATGATTACGAAGAATATCTTGTATATCGGGATGTTCAACACACAATGCTTCTACAACAGCATTTATGTTACCTGCAATAAACTGCAATTTCATAATGGATACCTTTTCAATATGTCTTCCAGTGAGTCTGGTGATTTATCAAAACGCTCACCACCATACCGTGGCTCAAACAACGAATACTCACCTTTTGAGTTTTTGATTACATTCTTGAATTTGACAGATACTGCACTGTATTCAAACTTTTTCCAATTATCAACAATCTTTTTGCGTTCAGCATCTGTAAGGCCAGATACATTGACTCGTAAGTCGCCTTCCTCAGACACGCAAATTAGTGAACCAAAGGTATCAGACAGGCGTCCTTTACCAGCCATTAATCCGATTACACATAGACAAACCTCATGGACTTCCTTATCTTTTACCATCAAGCGCGACGTACCTGAAAACCAAGGTGCATATAGGTGCTTCAGAACTAGACCCTCACCCTCCTTACTATCTACCACATGTTTACGTAGTGCTAATCTACCTTCGTTACTTGATACTGGATATGTTGTGATACATAGTCGTTTTGGAATACGGGCCAGCCTATCACCATATGGAGCAGAGTCCGTACGGTGATCTTTAATTGCATCCCATGCGGAATACACAAGCTCAAAACCACTCGGTAGTACACCACCTTGGGCAATAGAGTTGATCATTCCATTACTAATCGCACGATCAATTGTAACACCGTTAGGATCTTTGATCGTCAATTCACCTTGCCAAATAAAATTATTATGCAACTCTGGTATTTTTAGAGTATCCTCATAAAACAACACCTTACCTTGTCTAGAAAGATAGGCGGTGTTTCGCTTTTCAGCATATAGACCATCTTTCTTTGGTTGCGCCACCCAATCGCCTTTACTATAATTCAGAGTTTCAAGTGGAACTTCTTCTGGAGTGGAGCAACGCATATATGGCATTTCTTCAATCAGATTTCCAAACACCGAGTTGATTGTCTTAATTGCTGCTCCCATTTTCAGATCTTTATTGACAATCCTAGAGTAAAGGATACCAGAAGCTTTTGTCAGAGAATAATGCAAATCCATTGAGTATGGTCGATTCAAATCTTTCACCGATAACATTTCATTACCGTTACCAGGAACATCAGAGATGAATAATTTGCCAAAGACTCTATGAGGATCGTACGTAGCCTTCAACACTTCACTGAAGAAAGAATCTTCTTTATACTGAGACAATAATTGCTGCTTTTTTAATCTTGATTTATGAGCTGCAATCTCTTCAATAGCAATAAATACTGAATCACTGTTCACCAGTCACCTCTTTAAATTTACTAATTATTAGACTAGATTCTTCAACAGAACCTGAAAGCACATTAGATACAAGCACTATCTCAGAAGGAGTGCACTTTGCCTGGGGACATACTATATTCAATTTAGATACTTCGGGTGGTAAGTTCAAACCTCGTATTACAGCAGCAGACACTATTATTTTATCTGTCCGTGAGAATGAGATAGTATTCGAAGTATTAGCCATTATAATCAGAGAACTACAAACAATTAAACACCCAATTATTACTAACAACCAGCCAATTGTATTTTTACTCATACAAATCCTCGTAATCATCATAGTCATCATGGAAATCATTCTCTAAAAATATATCTAGGTCTTTGTTATCCTCTTTATCAAACACAGCAGGATTTACACCAGAGCCAAGGCAAGACTGACAAAAGGATTCACACTCTGTTTGACTATTTCCAGTACCTTTACAATCTGGACACAGATACGCTTGTAAATTATCATCATGTGTACTAGCTACATTAGCAGCATTCATTAGTTACCTCCTAAGGTATTGGACGCAAGTTAACAGGTAATTCAAGTTCTTCCAGAAATTCGTATACAGTATTCTTAGGAGTTTGCTCTTCTTCATCAGCAATCATCATAGAGACAACTGTACCTAATGTACCAGCATTTATATCAAAGTATGCTGTTTCTCCTGTAAGATGGTCGAGAATTGTACACGAATATAGGTCACCAACCTCAGATTTGGCCATTAATCGTGTATCTTCAGTAGTTACATCAACAATAAACATTTATTCACTCCAATTAGTAAAAGATTTACCACCAATCTTCGTTTTTCTTTCCCAAGCCTATTACGAATGTTATGAAGGGAATAGAAATAGAAATCTCGAGTTGATAATAAAAATTACACCATCTCACCCCAAAACCAATATGTCGTTCAAATATATAGTAAAATCTATCACATCTTCCCATTAGACACCTGCATTAAAGAAAAGCTTCTTAATTTCAAGCTGACTATTCCTCGTGATTGCTTGTAGATGCTTATCTAGATCTGTTATCGAAAACTGCACATCTGTGATTCCATTATAACGATTCTTAAAGTAGCTAAAGGTGTAGTTAGCATGGTCTACTATTATGACAAAATGGAGAAACCGTACCAAACTATGCAGCCCTTCCGACTTAAACCAATGCTTTTCAATCACTAAGAAATTATTCATTCTAACTCCAAGTTAAAAGCCCCCAAATTAATGAGGGCTAGATCAACTAATTAACGAATAGGACAAGCGCCTTTTTCGCAATCTTCCGCAGCCAACTCTTCTTCAACACAAGTTGGTACTGAGTTAATCACGCGTGTACTTGCTACAAGCTTATTATATGCCTCTTCTGATATTTCTTCATAAGGAGCTTGAAGGAAACCATGATCAGAATGCAGCATAAAACTAACAGTTTTTATACCATTAGTGTAATTCTTTTCCAGATACGAGCGTATGGCTGGTAATTCTTCCGGCTTATAATACACAGTACAAGACACTGAATTATCAGACCAATTGGCTTGTAAGCGACTGATCATTTCCAACTGTTTAATAGCTGTGACATCTCTTGCCAGAACCGTACCATCCGGATATCTGAAAGGAAATGTAACAACACAAGTACCATAATTCAAACTACCGTCGAAATTCTTAGCGAACTCGACCGGATAACCATGATCAGTACAAGTTGTTACTAACGGATGTTCAGCAGCTATCCGTATCCTTCTTAGCATAAACTGAGCAAATCCAGGATGGATACCGGGGGTAACACCGGGCAGTAATGATAAGGTACCACTAGGTTTTACAGTTGTCAGTTTGATACTAGTAGGCCAACCACGTAATGCTGAGTATTCTTCATCAGTTGTACGTAGGAACTCGTAAGCTTCATTCAACCAACCCATCTGTAAGTCAGAAGCTTGACAAATACCAGTTAATCCAATACCCATCCTCAAATTACGATGTACAACTTCTTCTGTTTCTTTCTGATGGCTGCTTAACATCAGACTGTGTTTATTTAATCGATAAACCAGCTGGGATATATCAAGGAACTCACCCAAACTAGTAATAGCTGGAAGATTAATATCTGCTAGGCAGCATGTTTCAAAATCTTCCAAACTTTGTTCTGCACCATTTTGTTCAACACGATTCGCTAATTCGTGCCCGTCTTTCGACTGCTACATATCACTATGCAGATCGGACTATATCATCTTGTGACGCGCTTCCACCCGCTTGGGTGTACTCTACTCTTCTACGATTTGAGTTCTCTAAAAAGTCTGCCCAGGTGTCATTGCCGTCACCATTACAATGGGTACAGTAGATTACACCGTCTCCTGGTTTAGGCTGTTTTACTTTGGGATCTTTTCCCGTACCACTACAGTTTGGGCATATACTTCTCATTAACACTCTCCTATAGAATTTCGATAGTCTCTACACTTTCTAAACCCGCCAAGGTTTCTGTTTTAACTTAAATCTTTTGTTATTAGCTCGTGAGCGTGTTCCATCTAAATATGTCACATTTGCTGTATCGTTATCCGAAAGTGATTTAGACACTTTGGCATAACGAACACTCTGAATGAATCTGAATTTAAAACCATCATCATCAAATAATGTATCAGAGATGTTTAGAACTATGTTTATAAAGTCACCTGTAAGCCGACTCCTCATAAGAGAGCCTACAGCTGGTTGAGTATTTATAGGTGTTTGTTTAAAAATCACTTGACGCATTTATGACACTCCTCTAGTAGTCATGTCAGTTAATATACAACTTGGCGGGTCTAGCTTAGCTCGGGATTGCCTACGTGAGGTGTTCCCCGAATTCACGTCATTTTAAATCCGCCTGCTAGTGAAACGGATTATATCCAACTACTTTTGGATCAGGATATCTAGTATCACCTAATCTACCAACTTTTCTAGAGAGTTCTGGGTTTATCAGACCATAACACTCTCCATTGCCTTTATAGCCTTCCCAGAAGTATTCGTGCAAATCCTCTAGATCGCTACAAGCAACACTGTTATTACTCATAGCGCGCCAAGGTGGAATATTGCCTAAGTCCCAACGTTTGGCCAACAAATATTCAATATCATCAGGATCACCAATGCACAACAAAGCAGATCGCCTAACGTTGCCTGCAACTATTATTGCAGCAATGATATTCATGACATCCAAACAATCGATAGGCCTTACACTACGACCGCGACGTTTCATCAAGACTTCTGAAATTTGCTGAAGACCTCTGCATAAATCTTCAGGCCCAGAAGCCACCCCGCCAAATCCTTTGATTGGTGTACCTTTACCACGTATAGCTTGTGTTGAGTACGTAAAGGTTCCCTTCTCAGCAGAATCACTCAAGAAAGCTGCTTTCAGGGTCTTACCTAAGAACCTTACCCAACCCTCACGCGAGTCTGGTATGATGAAATCAGCACCACCGTGATCAACTCGTGTAGGGGGTTTAAACCAAGATTTAACAGGAGGTAGCTTTTCAACATATTGTCGTTGAATGCTAAAACCTACACCGCAGCCTAATCCTAGCATATCCATGGCCCAACAGAAAGGTCTGACAGGGCTGTCTATCACCTTAAACGCGCAGTTTTGCAAAGAAGATAATCCTAAACGATCAACTGTAGGAGTTCCTAATTGCCACAAGAATCTGCCAGCAGGAAATGCTTTTAGCTGTAGCATATATTCTGCTAACCTTATTGCTTCATCTTTCGAGAAGACACCGCCTAGCTGGGTTTCAGAGGCGTTTATTATCCGTAATATCGTATCCGGCCATTCTTCTTGCTGACCGTTTTCCATTTTGCGACTATATGTTCGCTTGTAGGTAAGGTAACCGACAGTAGACCACGGAGTCTCAATTTTTGGCAAATCGTTAATAGTTAGTTGCATTCAATACCTTTTCTTTCATTAGCAATTGTATTTCATCCATGGTTGTTGGACCGGATTGCAAATCCCACTGCAAACCCAGGGCATTCATTATACTATCATCTGTCATATGGAATACACCTAATTCTGTTTTCAATAACCAATCACCTATATATGCAATTTCTGAATCTGACTTGCCATATATTATTGCTGCATTACCTTTGTACCAGCTACAAATACCATTACTAAAAGCAGCAGCTTCGTGTCGACTTTCATTTGTCAGCTTAAATCCTTGTAGATTTATTAGCATATATAAGATCGTTAAATTCTGGCATGCCTAGAGTATACAGCAAGGCATGTGTGGAAGTGTGAAATATGCCGAGTCGTGATTTAAAAGCAACATCACCTACACATATGCGACATTCTTCATCATTCAACCCACGATACTCTATCTCACGTTTTATAGGAGGCAACCTAGTACCTTTTATCGATCCGTTAACGAAACTGACCATTTGGTCAAAATTATCAACTGTCAACATAAGGATTTCAAACTCTACAGTTAATTTTCTTATTTCCATTTCTAATCTTGAATTATATATTTCACAGGTAACACACCGCTAGTGCCAACAACACTAAGGGCCAAAACAATATCCATATAAGTCTTGCAAATTTTCCATAGCGTTTAGAGATCTTGAAGAAATCTTCGCCAATACCTCTTCCGAAGTTGATGTATACTAGAAAGAACAATGTGCCCGAAATGAGTACATCCACTAGATTAATCCGTATCAGTCAGTGAATGTAAGCTATCAGGCGTATCTGACAAGCTTGCTGGAATACGCTTGAAGCTATTTTCACACACAATACTTTCTACAACCTTCGCTATTTGAACACATTTGCCTCTCATCTGTTCTGTAGCGGCGGCTTCCTTTGCTATATCGAGGGCATCTGCAAAAGTATTAGCAGAGTCAAAGATTATACCTTCTCTTTCAGCTAGTACATAGTATTTATTGGTAGACATGAATCCTCCTAATCAAATGAAGTTACTTGGGTATCCACTGGGTATAATCGACCAGTAGCTATTTTATAAGTTGCAGCTCCAGCCATTCCAGTTAAGCCAGTATATCTACATTTTAATACTGAAAATTGCATTGTGTTCTTTTCTTCAACAGTCTCAGCCATTAAGTTTCTAGCAAATCCGATAACATCAAATGAGATTTGCTTGATTGAGCCTGAGTTGTGAGTTATTATATGATTACCTAGTAGAAAACGGGAATTACCATCGAGTACAAAACCATAGTAAGGCTGTTTATCTAGCTTCTCTACAATTATGCCTCGTTTCAACGCATCACATGCTCTCAGAACCTTATTAGACTTTTGACAAGGTATTTTTGAAATATTACCAGATATCATAACTTGATAGATAATAGTGCCATTTGAACTATAAGCACCCTTTATAGTCTGAGCACGTAAGTTGCTATACAAACCTAAGGACCTAGCGATATCACGAACATCACTTGCAAGTTTGTAATCTTTTTGGTAAAAGTAAAAATTCTCGTCTCTATTAGAGTAAGAACCGTCAGTGTCTAGTAGTCCAGCTAACAGTTGTAAGCGATCTTCGATAGAGCTATAACGATACTGCACAGGAATATGTTTGTTATTCAACACGTTAAGACTTCTTAACTTCTCCAACATCTCTCCTTTTTCATTCGTTATGAAGTTGACATACTCTCTTTTACGGTTATTAGGCCAGGAAATCTTAGCCTCAATTTCATCAGCAACCCTTTGTGCAATGCCCAGCTCACTTGCATCCATGATCCTAAATGCGGATTTTGAGCCATCACCAAGCCATGCTCCGAATGCATATGGTGGAATTAACAATTCTCTTTTAGGTAACTCATATCCAGAGGAATAATGCATCTTACAACGTTCTTGGTAGTTGGCAGATTTTTCTAAGAACTCCTTTACAGAAATATCAAAGATACGGTTGTTGTGTGAAAGCGTCAGCACATGATCTTCATTACATATAAAAGAATCTTTAGAAGTCTTCATACTAATCCTATACATCTGCTGCTCCCCTCTAGCGAGTCTTAATACATTTCTAGGAGTACCATCGTCACCCATTAGTTGCATTCCAACATCTACATCCTGTACAGGAATCTTGCTTCCATTGTATAACAATACCTTGGTATTAAGCGCTAAACAACCTTTTATGTCATCTAAGGAAGGCATCCGACCCTCTTCAAATGATTTACCACCAAATGAGGCTTTGCGTAAATGCGATATAAGTCCTATCCAAACTTCTGGATATTTCTTCACGAGACGTAATAAGTCATTCATTACTTTATCAATGGCTTCATTACCGGTAAGATCGCCTGCACCTTCAGATACAAGTATCGTAATATGATCCAAGTATATATGTTTACAACCTAACAATATCATATACTCTAGTTTGTCTACAATACCTTCATCATCAATAGAGCCTTGATGATCCAATAAGACAATCCGGTCATCTTTCCAAAGTTCATCAAAACCTTGTTTAAGATCTTCGATCGGTATTTCCTCATAAGCAGGATTTCGATTGATGGCCATGCCAGCCAATTTCCTACCAGTCTCAGCTGGAGCTTCTTCCAGAGAAACTACACCGACCATATCATCAGTGATTTCCAAAGTATGTATTAAGTCTTCTCTCAATACCGTACTCTTACCTGTACTGGTTCCTGATATAAACAGCGCAATCTCACCACCACGCTTCCCTTTGGTCTTAGCGTTAACACCTCCGATACATGGTGGATACGGTATAGATTTTCGGGAGTTGTATTCGACTAGCTGCTTCCATACCTGATCACCTGTTAAAATGCCAGCAGGAGTTATTCTAGCAGCATCAAATACAGACTGCATAAGAGCTTTGGCACCCAAATTTCGCAATACATCTGACGCATCATTAAGCGGTAACTTTACTTTTCTTGCTTTGTCATACCCAATAACCTTCAGCAGTTCTGAAACAGCCTCTGCACCAGCCTCATCTTCATCCATCATTATTACAACTTCATCGAATGATCGTATGAATTCTCGATGAGCCATTGAAGATTTGTGAGCAATCGAGGAGGATGATAGGGCAACTACAGGATAGAATTTATTGTAATGCTCGAAAGATGCTTGAGCTACACTAAGACAATCTATTTCACCTTCTGTGATTACTAGACGTTTTCCACCAGGTTGAAATCGATCAATTCCAAATAAATTAGATGATTTACCATTTGCCCAATAAAAATTCTTATCAGCTACACGTCTCACCTTAAAGCATGTATCTAACGCATACGGATAATGATGATGAGTAATATCGCCATCTTCATTAAATGCCAAAGTCACCTTATAAAATGCGGCAACTTCTTTTGATATCTTCCGATCTCTAATGGCATGCGATTTGAATGCATCGGGATTGAACGGTGGCCGTAACTCCTTAGGACTTACAGGGGCTCTGGGAGCATCTCCAGTTTTATCTCTAACATTTCCATCTAAATCAAAGTGACCAGGTCTCTCATAATGACCACAATCCGCAGCGTAACAATAAGCAGAGCCGTCATCGTATATCTTCCAGCCTTGCTTACTATCACACTTGGGACAAGGTTGATCAGCTACAACTATCGTTCCCATATCAATAAGTGCTCATGTTTGCCAATCGCTTTCCAAAAGCTATTCCAATTTTTCACAATAACCTTATTAATCTCCTCATTTACTTTGAAAGTTATACTCTCAATCCTTGTGTTATAAAATTCATTTGATAACGGTACACAAGAGAGTGTTTGAAGAAAAGTCTCAGCCCATGCTAGCCCGCCCAATGTAGTACATTCGCCTAAGACAATGAAGTCAAATTCAGAAGCAGGTCTGATTGCCAGATGATCCTTCAACTCTTTACAAGAAGTCTTATAAGTCCTCCAATCAGATTCTTCTCCCTTCTTCAAGCCTCTTTTAACTTTATAGGACTTCTTACCAATGTAGTACCGTTTAGCCCACTTATCATGCACTATGTATACAAAGCCTAGATAAGGTTTTTGTCCCATTTGGCGGTCGTATTTCCATACACCATTATTCATCGCATCTCCTTTGCTACAGGCCACTCATCAAAAGAAAAGAAATCAGAAGGGTGTCGTAGTATGTGTAGCAATTTCGCATTTGATAGCAAGTACTCCGCCCACAAATTCTTATACTTATCGATATACATGCTAACAACTAACTCTTGCATGGCAGCTTCATTTCCAAGAGGTACACTCTTTATTAGCTTATCAGCTGTCTTTGGGCCGATACCGGGCAATCCGGGAATGTGATCCACTAAGTCACCCTGTAGCATTTGACCATAATACAGATCCAAAGCCTCTTCACGACTAATAGTATATCTAGTGCCTTTTATAGGATTATGATGTCGACCTTCTATGCAGTTGAGATCTTTATCGCCTGAACATACAACAAAAGGCTTTCCAATAGCACGACACTGCTCTGCCCATATTCGTACTAGATCATCTGCTTCCATCCAATCTGCCTTTACCATGAATTCAGGAAACTCTTGTTCCATGTATTCAGTTAGCATTGCGACCCATTGATAGCGATCAGGGCTTCTATCTTGTCTAGCGAGTTTATAATCAGGAAAGATTTCTGATCTAAAGTTAGTGGAAGACTTTACGGCAAATAAATACTCATCTGTAAAGTATGTCTCACATATCTCTGTAACCAAATCCATTACAGATTTTGCAGATTTTCTTATGAAAGAATGCACCTCATCATAGTCAAAAGATATATCTTCGAGTGCTATCTCTGAAACATCTACTCCTGTTGCTTCTGCCAACTCTTTCTTCTTAACTTCATATATCGGTTTTAGAATTCTACGAGAGCCCTCATGCAATACCATGTCACCATCAAATATTACTACAGTATCAGCGATTGACACGACCATTCTCGATTGCGATTTCTAGATATTTTGAATATGTCTGAAGTTTACCCCTAACATATTCAGCCTTTGGTAACAGGTCAATTCCTATAGAACTCTCAATATTACCAACCCATAAATATACATCTGATAATTCTTCAGATACTGCTTCATAATTAGTTTTCAAGGTCTTTGGAGATATTTCACTCCAACCAAAATATACAGTTTTTAATAAAGTTTTTTGGGCTCTGAGACAAGCCTCTGCAAGCTCCCCGAGCTCTTCAGCTGTCTTTGTTAGCACGTATTGCTCTTCTGTCATAATTTCCTCAATATTTAGAACCATTTTTAGCTGTCTTCTTAAACAGCTTAACCCACTCTTGTACATCAATAAGTGGGACTTTAATGAACACTGAGTATTTGGATTTCAATTTCACAAATACGTAACCTTTTTGGGATATCACCTCTACTATCAGATGTCTAATGAAGTTTGGTGCAAAATTAACCAAGAACGCATTTTTATTTTGGAGTATTGCCGTAATTTCATCGGATGGTGGTAGCTCATCCAAGGCTCTTTGATACGTAGACTCCTTTATGAGTACGCTATCTTCAGTGTGCTCTGGTACAAGATACTTTACCATCCAGATAAAATTACCATCTGGCAATAGTATCTTATACGATTTATCATTTTCAAATACAATTGAGCCTTTATGCCATTGATATTCACTCATTAGTGAGTCTCCTGCCAATTATTACCAATTTTAGAATCACCATCCATGATATCCACACCTACTAATTTAGGGCCTTCTTTGAATGCAAGTTTAGCTAACCTAGCAGCTTCTTCTGCATCAGCTTCTTTCACCATAAATTGAACCTCATCGTGATACATTATCAAAGGTACATATTCTATCTTTGCTGTATCTAAGTACTCCATTAATAGCATCAAGGCTAGACTACAAGTTATTTTCTCCAAAGATTGTAACAAGTATACTAGTAGTTTATGAGGACTATCTACGTAAACCGGAGCACCACTTATTGATGGTACATATGGCTCCCCAAATTGTTTAGTGTAATTATAGGTGGACATTAATTTATTGACTAACGTTTCAAACCCTGGAACAGCTTTTGTAAATTCAACTTTAAGTACATTACCTTGTTTTGCATTAAACGATCCAAATATGTAAGACCAAAGTTTTTTACCAGAAGCACCAAATAAGAAAGCATACAAAACCCTTTTAGCAACAGAACGTGGTACTTGATGATCAATACCCATCTTTAACAAAGCATTTGTAAGAGCCTTAGCATTGAATGTATGAATATCCCCATTCAGTAATTCATGTGTGAATTCATCATTCTTTAGGTAGAATGCTAGACCTCTGGCTTGGTTTCCAGCTGAGTCGGCACCGATTATCTTCCAACCTTCAGGACAAGTGAACAAGCGTCTTATTTCAGGACCCCACAAAGAAACAGATTCACCGTCACCAGTGATTTCTCCAGAGGGGATATTAGCTATCAATTTATGTCTAACACGGAAACTAGGAGTGCCAATCGTGAACACTTCGCCATGTAGATAATCTTTTTCATCTAACGCCTCTAACCAACCAGTAAGAATAGCAAGTCGTGAATTAGTAGTTGAGTATCTTCTGTACAACTGACCATGGCCACCTAGCATCTCTAAACTTTCATCGGTTATTTTAGGAGATGTATTTACAGATTTACCATTAGCTTCTCTCTTTGTATTCCATTCAGTGGGAACCCAACCATTACGAAATAGGAATATTTTTACATCTGCGGGGGAGCTCAATTTCAATTCTACTAACTCAACACGACAGTATGGGCCTTCTACTAAACGTTCTTCTCCTATCGCACCAGACCAGGGATCAACTCTAAACCACTTAGCTGTATGAGAGTCGTACTCACCTGTTTTTAACCATTTTGGCTTTTTGGAATCGTCTTTAGGATCTTTATTCTTGAATCGAACACCTAATACAGGTTCTAATTCCTCTTTGATCGCCTTCGATTCAGCGCTAAGTTTTAATAAAAGAGCCTCTCCTGCTACACGATCGAATAGCCAACCATGCATACGCGCTTTGGCACACCACTCTGCTACTGCATGCTCGGCCTTTAAATGAGTACGTATCAGGGGATTTTTATGGTACAGTACGGCATACTCTTCCATGAGTATCTTATCAACTTTAGCGTTTATTTCAGTATCAGTTATACAGCGACTACGCATCTCAGGAGTGTATTTACTCCAATCTTCATGCTCTTGTTTAGGCATCCCTAAATGATCACCCCAAGCTTCGATTGAGTGTCCTTTGTCACCAAATCGTCTATAGTTCAAGATCTGTGAAAATAACAAAGTGTCCTTTAACGCAGTTGTTTTGCTTGGTCTGAATTTGAATAGCTTATATAATAGTGGTAAATCATGTCCCATTAAATTGTGACAAGATATGCTGCTCGCAGCTCTGAGATGGGGCTTCCAACTATCATCATTATTATCAAATACTCGCAGATTATTAGCATGTCTATCTTTTGCAACTAATATCCACATCTTACTTGCCTTTAATGCAAGATTGTCTGATTCAGTATCTATTATTAGATCCATAGAATGCGCCATCCGTGGCACCTCGCTATTACTTTTTCAAATTGTTTTCAACATAAGAAATCCAGTAATCTAGATACCAGCGGGATTTCTTTAATTCTTGGAGTTTGTCATCTTTACGGCCTAGCCTATCAAGGTAGTTCCTTACCAGAAGTTCCAGGCAAGCTTCGAATGTCTCAGGGTCTTTGAATCTACCAGTTCTTGAAATAGCATCAATCCACTGTAACTCAATACCGAGCTCCTTATCAACAAAATAGCCCTGATAATGTGCTGCTTTTGCGTCTTCATCGTAACGTGGTAAGTCATTAGAAGATGTCACACCTTTTGCCAATGCACACAGAAAGTCTTCTTTAGACATTACAGCTGAGTTTGGAGGTGTACAGCCAGCTGTGAATCCATCCGCTACGTCTCCAGTTAATGTCTTATCAGAAGTATTTGGTGTAAGTTCTACAGCCTTTTGATAATTGACAGTCCATGGAGCTGGTCTATTTATGTCATGATTGACCGCTGCTAAGAATTCATCTAGCTGAGCCTTCGAAGTAAACACATGCTCTATGCTGGCCATATTCGTTTTTGCGCTATAGACGGCAATCAACTTACACCAAGGCCACCATTCAATTTCTTGTATCTTATCTACTCGATCAATAACGCTTAGATTATCATCACCAGGTCTGTATCCGTAAATTTCAAACAGATATATCATTAGTATGGTACCTCTACAGTAGATGTTGTTGATTCAGTGGTAGGCTCTGCCGCTGGATTAACAACCTTTGTCTCAACTTGATCGAATTCTTCACGTTGTGAAGCTTCTTTCACAATCCAGGTTACTACTTGAATTGCTTGAAGCTGCGTAGAGACATTGCCAGCGGAATTTTCCCATTGATAAATACGAACATTGCAGATAGAGCCGTTACCTACCCTGTTTGGATCGATAGGTGTGCCATTACCATCAACCACTTCTACGGGGTCAGCTGGTCCACCTTCACGCTTAGTGCAATTTTTGTATATGTTGGTTTTGAAGTAAGGATCACCATCATCTGGAACAACTGCTGTAATCTTAAGGCTCAGTGACTTCCAGTAGTCTCTTACAGCTTTGTCAGTAGTTACTAACTGTATTGACCATTTACGAGGCTCACCCTCTTTATACGGCTTAGGCAGTCTGACTGGGTCAGCTTTTACAAAATTAACGGTTACCATTTTTAAAATCATAATTTATCCTATATTGGCGAGTTTGTCAAGTATTTGTTTATTCCAACAGGACTTAGGCACATAATATGAGCTACCACCTGCATTGTTCGTTATGTTTACAATTAATAGCATATCTTCTGCAATCAATTCGCAAACATCGAAATCACCTGTGCTTTCAAACAAAGACTTGCTATCATCAAAGTCTGAATCATACACGGTTATTTGTTTAAGATCTTCTTCGGTCTCAATTAGGCATATCGGGCCTCCTACATCTTGTGTGTAATTTTTGATCTTTACGTCATCATTGTCCATCTTCAGTACATCTTGGATTACAGAATCGTAACCACAATCAACCAACTCTTCAGGTGTATTGAATATCTTCATAAGAATGCGTACTCCGATTTATGTATGCTATTTAAGTCTAGCGTACCCTTGGGAACTTCTAAGTCATTCACACCAATCTGTTGCATAAATTCATTCATATCAGTGGTTTCATAGATTTCAACGAAAGTCTTCCTAACTAATTTATATAGAGCATCCATATCTCCTAGCAAGGAACCAAAACTATCATGAACGGTTGTTACTTCAAATGGTGCATAATTGGTTACCAGGCATACATGAAGCGCATCAAAAGAATGTACTACATTAGGAGCTACTCCACAGCTTTGTCTACCCTTAGCAAACGATAAATCTTCAGTATAACATAAATTTAGTTGTAGTGTACGCCCACGATATCTTATGTTTGTCTTTTTAACAGTACCTTCTACATAGTATTGTATTACAGGAAATCTGCTTATCGGCATTTCCCATTGAAGATACTTATTCTGTTTATCAGCACGCTTTCCAGCTATTTCAAAGATTTCCAACATTCTCATTGGGTTCTTTATACAGTTTCTAGCTGTTTCATAATTGAGTCTACCTAGATATGCACCCCAACTATGCTCCAAATCCATCAGAAGAGGTATCCCTGATTTCTTGGCATCTTCAATCATTTGATTCCCCATTCCATATGCTGTGGCACCGTAGGGAATTGTCATAACATTCAAATTGTTAATACTGCTCGTTAGGCAGCATCAATTTAGTATACAAAACTAAATTGCTATGCATCACTGCATAGATCAGACTATATCATCACTACATATTATCAGTAGGCAGGGCGCTTCGGACACACTTGCATCCTACTTCCTTTCGGAATAGTCGTTGCACCTTCTAATGTATTTCTACAAAAGCTTGGCTCAGGATTGTCTCATAGAGATATTTCCTGAATTCACCCTGTTTTAAAAGCGCCATGTTAACGCTTTATTATCTTTCTACGTTCCTTATGACTGGTTACGCGATTCCAGAAATACGGGGCAGCAATGCTCAAAAGATTTGCATGTTTCTTCCTGAACGCTTTTAATACATCTAAGTCATCCAGTTTCTTAACCTCCAATAAATCATCAATAAGTTTCTCTATATCTTCTAGTGGATACTTGCAAGTGTGAGAGAGCTCTTCCCACACATGTTCAGCCACATAAGCATATAGATCGCCAGGTAATGCACTAGGAGTCAAATTCACATAAGGAGCCATCAATCTATCACGAGTCATGGCTGTAAGATGTTGACACCCATTAGTAGAACCATCCATCCATCCAACCATATGACTCACATAACCGTAGTCAGAAAAGTCCTGAAGCTTAGCTTGATATACTCTCAGATTAAACAGATCGATACAATAAGCTAGGAATTGCCACGGCTCGTCAGCCGCCATCCAGCCTTGATTCTTTCTAGGATCTTCTGCAAATGATAGGAATGCTGTTTCATTATCCTCTGCCCACGCCCATCTCAATTCACGAGGTAACTTATCTGTCTTTGTTTCACCATCATAATTACCAGCGTAGGTTGTGGCTAGCATATGTAATAACCATCTATAGCCACCGAAACCTATCGGTGTTCCCTCGCTTCTTAGTAGAAGTGCTTTAGCGAAATCAGTCCCCTGCTCATGTAAGTAAGCTGAAGCTGGATAACGTCTACCTCTAAAATCATAATAATACTCATGATAGAAGGTATCACTACCAAACTGTTCACTCATTGCTAATAGTAACTCAACTTCTCTTTGCTTTGACTCCTTTGCCTGTCCTTTTCGTTCCCAGACATCATCAAAGGCAGCTTTCTTTCTTGTGAGGGCCCACTTGCCTATCCTCATAATAGCTGTGTTTATTTTCCATCCTGTTCTTTGTGCACGATTGACAGAATTGAACACCATTGGGTGTGTAGTATTGGACATGAAATACCCCATATATTCGGAGTGTATTAGCTTTTCATGACCCATTATCGCTTCCTCCCAATCTCTGAATGGCAATTTTGAAGGTATTTTACCAACAGAGTGTACGGGGACTTGCTTCCAGAGGTAATTCAAGAAAGGTTTATCTTCAATCTTAACTAGATACGCCTGGTGACCGGAGTAACCTGCACCTAGAAATACTGAGATAACTTTATGATCCTCTAGGACAGAAGCAATATCTGCACCTAATTGAGCAGCCTTTGCAGAGTCGCGTGGACCCTTCATTGCTGCTGAACCAACAGCGGTTATAAACTCAGAAAAGTACGGACACCCTTTTGGCTTAGGCTGACCATACAAATATACTGCTTTTACTATTTTTATGAAGTTTTCAGTTCCAAATGGGGCCAATGCTTTTAGAAGCATTTCTTTGGCTCTATGACTCATAATTCACTTGAAATAATGTATAAAGAGACTAATATTGTCCCGGTGATAGAGAGCTTAAGCGCTAATACCACAATTGTTAGAGTTAAAAGACGCTTAAACATCTCTCCTTACTTTGAGTTTTAAAAGAAAAAAATAAAAGAAATGGCGCGACTCCCGAAGGAGTCGCTAAGTTATGTTAAGTTGTGTATTATGTTATTAATTTTTAATATAATATCAATATCTGAACTAAGGATCTTTATAAATATACCAGAACATGATTTGGCCTATTGTTTGTTATGTGATTTTAAAAGCTTGTATAAAATTGCAAGTATGCTTCCAAAGATTATCAGCAATGCTAACAGAACACCACCAGAAAGGACCAGATACACTACGCTAGACCGTATTCATCCAGACTTACACCAAGCGAACGCGCAACTTTTGTCAGCACAGTTTTTTCTTCAGGTTCAATTTCGCCGTCAGCTTTAGCAATAGCCAGCATATTCAGAAACACTTCTTCGCAATGATCAGAGTTATCGCTGATATCAGCGAGTTCCTTCATCATTTTAGCCTGACCAACACCGAAGTCCGCTTCGAGGATGTTTTGGTAGCGAGAGATGACTTTTCGAATTTCTGCAGGCTTGAAAGCTGATAAATTGTCATTACTGGTTAATAACTTATCCAACTTATCAAGCTCAGATTTTTCTACAGTACCGTCAGCTGACGCAACGAGCATTGTGCCTGCAACAATTGCTTCCATTAAATTTTGATTTGAAACTTTTTTAGCACCTTTTAAAAACTTACCGAACATATATTTCTCCGATTATTGATTGTTTATTTGTTGCTTAATATTACTAAGGGCCGTTGCTAAACGAGCGCCACCAATCAATCCTTTAACTAAGTCACTTCTATCCTTGAAGGACTTCACTCGGGCTTTCACTTCAACTAAACCATCTGTGGTTTGAATAAAGGTCGGACCGCTTTTAACTTGCAAAGTTTCGACTTCAAAGTTTTCTCCGTCTTTATTCTGAAGCACAGCCTTACCTTCTTTGGCACCTTTGTATTTTAGGTATCCTTCATAGGCTATCTTAGACACTTCGACAGTAGCCACTACAACGTTTGCAGCTAATAAGATATTATTTAACATTAGAATCTCCTGGGAAGTAAATAAAAATTGCCAAAGCTACCATCGCAGCCAACGCCATGCCAATGGCATTGATTGAATACCAAATAGCCACGCCTACTAATATCGATGTAGTAAGTCTCATCTCTTTCTCCTGATAATTAGAAACGTTTGATTACAGACAGTACTGTGTTCAAACGACGTATTCTTTCAGATTTACTATCACAGCGCTGAGGCATTGATAATAGATGCTGAAATATTTTTAACAATATTATATACTCTTTCATGTCTTAGTCCAACGGCATCCAAGAGAAAATTTCACCCTTATCAACTACGTTTTCTCTTCGTAGAACACAGATGAATCCTGATTTTGACATAACAGCCACTCTGGAAACGATACGCGGTATTGGAACATCATTCGTATTCCACTCAAAGGGAGGTATCTTCCTTAACGACTCTCTGGAGCTTTCTGGAATCAACTTGTTACTATCTTTTGCTACATAGTGAGGTATTCCATTTATAAACCCTCCAAAACGGCGGGATACTGTGGATTGTGATGATACCACTAATACCATATCACCTACGCGGACTGTACTTAGATCACGCTCTAACTCGTCCAGCAGATCTTTACCCCAAACTTCTACTTCTGCTAATGTGCTCATCTCTAATCTCCTATGCATTTAAATATTTTTCAATTCTTTCGACTTTATCAAAAACGGTTTTACAATCATGTAGCAGATGTGTAATTATCTTAGTAGTACATTTACACTCCTTTAGATACTTTTCAAAGGTTATTAACAATCTTATCAGTTTCCTGATTTCTTTCAAGGTACTTAATGCTTCAGGCTCATCACCAACAAATACAGTATCTTGCACTGCATTATTTATCTGCAGGGCACTTTCTAAACTAACCTCACCTAGTTGATGAAGCTCCTTACACAGTAATAAATACTGCGCATTTAATTTCGTTTTCGTAATAAATTTAAACATTTCTCTTCTCCAGTTAATTTATTTTGTTCTTTCATATAAGATGGTGACTTTTGCGCAACCTCTTTTGAACGATTTAATGACGTACAATACGCATGCATTGTGGCAGAGCTGCAGTATTTCCAATACCAAATACAATCCATACAATATATTGCTTTACACATCAGAAAAACACAACTCACGTGTAATGAATAAATACTCCTTCCATTTACCCCACCAACTAGGGGCATACTCATCCATTAACTCTAGTTCTCCATCGGAAAACTGATTCCATTCTTCCCAAGAGTACTGTCTACAACCTATCGCCAATACGTGTTCAGTGAACGTTATATGCCAACTATCTAACTGCATAGACCGAATTTCACACATATTGCCAATTACATAATTAATAGCAGCATCTTGCAGTTTGCAATCCTTCAGTGTAGCTCCAGTAAAATCTACATGTTGTAAATTACTACCTGTAAAATCTGCGTGGTTTAGCTTAGAATATCTAAACTTAGCAAAAGCTAATTTAGCAAATCTGAACTTACAACTGCGTAGATCCTTTTCGGAAAAGTCATTTACGTGCAGACGTAGCCCAGAATAATCGTGTACTTTTCTTACAATACTAGATGTCATTTTAAGCCTCCTTTTTGTATCGTCCATTTAGGCGCAGGATTTTTGCGACCTTTTCCATCCACAAAGTTATTAGTTTTTAAGTCATAATAACCCTTTTCAGTCAATACCCTCCCATTGCTAGTTGTCTGGTAAATCTTGTTGTTCTGTTGCTTGTATTGTTGCGGTTGCACCACTAGAGTGAACACCAACATTATTGTGAATAAAGCTTTCATATTCTCTCCTCTCGAATGTACCATCAAAATTTAATTTTAACAACCAAGTGTCCGACTCAGACTTAAAATCATTTATTGGTCTAAAACCTTGGGCATATATAGCAGGTTTAATGGCTTCCCATAATAGATTGGTTATTGGTATAGATACATAATTAGCATTCTCAACATATAATGCGTAGCAGTTAGTACCTACTTTGAATCCAACAGTGGAATTAACTTTAATAAACTCTGCAGGCGTAGGCTCATTATGTACTGCTTTTAGATAAGATACCACTTGCTCAAGTTCCCTTGTAATCAACACAGGTCTCAAAACACCGTTTTCTAACTCCAAATCATGTAGTTTATAGAACATAGGATTTTACCATGCGCAGTGTTCGTCTGTCAAATTGACGATTCCATATTCGACGGTTTCTGATAGCCTTTCTAAGCTCCGCTTCCGTAATTTGGTATTGTGCCCAATAAGAGCTTGCTTCTGTAGATCCAGCTTCGAGCAATCTTTTTGTCTCAGCTATTTCCACAACCACATGATCCATATGTTCCCAACAATCAGAATTCATCCAGAATACCGGAGTTAATCCATCAGCTTTTACAGCCTTGGCGATGATTAAAGCAGCGAGGCCACAACCACCGTAATTTATATCTTCCAGCATGCCGAGTGCATTTACTGCTTTCAATGTATTTACCATATTCATAATACTCTCCACGATACTAAAGATTGTTAAAGAAGTTTAATGGAATTGCCTGAGTTCGGTAGTATTCATCATTAATTACAGTACTGAATACTACACATTTTTCGCTAAGTCTATTTTCTAGCTTACCAACAGTGCAGTAGTTTATCTGAATTACTTTGTCAAATCGCTCAAGATAATCATTCAAATCCTCTTGCTGCACTATTGTCGGCTGAAGTTCTACTTCCGATTTCTTGGAAAACTCGTAAACACCTATATCTAGTTGATCAACGGAAACTCCTAATACTTGTAACATAACATTTGCAGAGTCTACAGTAGATTTTTCTACAGTAATCACTACTACATTATTGTTAGATATTTTGAACTCGTTTTCAAGTGTCTTTAATAATTTACAAACACGTCGCAATTGCTCAACCGTAGTCATAGCATCACCATTAGTAATAAGCCGTTAATTAATACACCTACTAATACAATCAAAAACCAAACATTTGAAATACTCATGAATATATCCCTAAAATAGTTCCAATAATAAATCCTAAAATCAGTGGTAAAACCACCAACAGTATTACTTCTTCTAAAACCATAATATCACCTCATTATTGATTATCTTACTTGTCTTTCATATAAGATGGCCAGTTTTGCGCTGGCGGAAGTGGCAGAAACCCCGAAATTTCGAGCCTGGTCATAGGTAGACGATACGGCGGCGAGTAGGGCATTACGGTAGTGAGGGGGTGAGAGTGGGGCAGCAGAGACGCGTTTCTGAAGGTGCGTAAAAATACCCCATGATTTTCCATGGGGCACTTGTTAAATCCACTTAAGTAAATAAGCTTCTGAAGTTAATCGAGGCTTTTTATATCCTAGTTTTAATAATAATTTTCTAAACACTGCTTGATTGGCTCTTGAAGAGTCAGATACTAATACATTGTACCCTTTACGCTTGAGTTGCTTCTCAGCCTTATCAAGCGCATCACTAATCATAAGTACTCGTTGTTTGAGGGGGACACTGTCACTTACTAGCAAATATGACATACTAGCTACAGAGACTGTTGAGTAATCAAAGAAATTGCAAGGATTGAATACAAGAACTCCGTATACTTTCGTAGCATCCTCTAAAACTTCGAAGAACGCCGCCTCTCTAAATACTTGCAGTAACCTCTTAGAGCATATACGGGGGTTTATTGGAACCTCCGCGAGTGATGGTAACTCTTTCATAACGAGGTTATACACCTGATTCAAATCACCATCACCGCGAACTGTACGCCACTGCATCATACACCACAAAGTTGGAAATGCATCCAATCCTTGTTTATTGCACGACCTAAAGATACTCCACCGTTCCTTTCAACAATATTCCACCACTCATCGTACTCAGGTCTCGCTAGCATAGCCTTATCCTTTCCCCAAGCATATTGGTTATTTGAGGGATCGATGTCAACAGCAGCACCCCAAGCATGCACTGATTTCTTGTTACCACTTGTCATATTTCGGTCGTTATAACAGCCACCAAATACATTTAGCCTCAAATGATCAAATTCAGTAGCACCATAGTAAGCAAAAGCTTCAGAGAATATCTTCGTTAGTACATCTTCTACAGATTTATGACATGCAAAAGAGGTTATATAAGTTGTTTCAGACCATGCTAGTTTGAATCTGGTTGGTAGAACGCACCTGCCAGAAGATGCTAAAGCGCTACCAGGCTCTCCTAGCAGCTTGGATAGGTCTTTATAACTGGCAATCAAAGGTGTGGAGGAACTTCCTAAAGCATCTAATAAGGCTTTAGAGGTATTTGGTCCCCAAACCCCGTCCACCGTGATCTCATGTTTTAAACTTACTAACAATCTTTGTACATTCTTAATGTCGTCTTTTGATACCATATAGAATCACCTTTTCAATAATGTAGGGTAAACATGAAATGTAGCTAATTGGAGTTTATTAGCAGCACTACAATTACCAAACACCTTAAATGTGATTATCTCATCTTTTGGTACATATGTAGACATGAAATTATAAAGTGACGCAACAGGTGTAGATGTTTGCAAAATATCAACAGCAGGCAAAGTCAGATACGCGCTAGAGCTAGATGCGATTTTAACGTTATCTACAAAAGCATCTACACGTAATTCTATGAGATTTGTAACTGTATTAACGTCAAGTAGACGTATCTCACTAATAAATTGGCAGTTTAACATTCCCGTTGATATTGTGGGACTTTGTAGACTATATGTACAAATTAGTCCATCTGTATCCGGTATTGCTGCTAACGAATTCACGGCTTCTGGTGTTGTAGTTGACAATGAATCGTGAGCAAGATCATCTGTGAAGATTTTCTTAGTAGAAATCAGCATACCGGCGGAATACTCTCCTGCGCCGCCACCTGTCCAAACAGGCCGCAGCCAGGCATATCGGGTTACAGTCTGGCCGAAGTCTCTCCTAACTGAAGTACCAGTAAGAGTGCCCATCAAACTTGCTGAATTTCTATCAGGGGTAGTAGATTCCCACAGCTCTACACCAAAAAATGACTGAGGATAGACAGAATCGGTCAAATCGAAGGTTATTTCGTATGTATGCAGACTCGTCTGATAACTTATATTAGACAAGACAGGAGTAGGGGTGGTGTACACCCACGTCCTAGTACTCCAATCCCATATTGCGGTAGGATTAGGTTTTGCAGGAAACGCCATAATAGCGTTAATATTTATATCAAAGAAGTAGTCTTCTAGAATTACACTTGGAGATACTACAGTATCAATTATTCTAACAATTTCGCCATCAACTAACTCTCCATCAATGTATTCAGAATTTACTATCTCTGCTATATGGTTTATCTGTCCTTGCATAGACGTGAATAGATAAAGTTGCATTAAACCTCCAAAATTTGTACGTAATTAACGATATCTGCTGTGAAATTGTTCTTATCACCGTAGTTACCGGAGTCGATTTGAGTTTGAAAAGAAGATATTTGAATACTCTTTTCATCAGTAGCTACTTTGAATGCTACATTCCTATATGTAATAAAAGACTTACCTATTTGAAAACTATCTAGACCTAATGATTGAATTGCTATGTAATAGTTAGAAGTTGGATAAGGACCCTTCATACTTATAGTAACAGCAGCTGTTTTCAAGTTCTTAACAATACCTCCATACCTCACTCTGGGAAATAACATCTTATTAGAGAAGGTCAACATACCGGAACTAGACCGTATCCTTATTCCATAGCCACCTGGATCAACGAAATCTGAAGCATTGCCTACAACTACATAAGCAATACCTCCTCCGCCAGATTCACAACTTATCTTAGTGCGTTTAGAATTACAGTATATCTTCTTACCATTATTTACAGCTCTCACAAAAAGAGCGCCAGGAGCTCTCGTAAAATTCAAAGAGTCTCCTGACTCAAGGACACCTTGTTCTAACACACGAAGGGTTGGCTCAGCCTGAGATAGCTGTACGAAACCTTCAGCTGTTTTAAAAGAGATACCATACATTTTTATTGCCTATATAACTCAATAGTGAATACCGCCTTACTTGCATACTCAGAAGTGTTCTGTTTTAAAGAATCTTTGTAGTAAGTAGAACCTGTTAGTATCTTCACAGCAATATTATCAGTTGACATAACACAATACCCGGTTATATAATCTAAATTAGTACCAATTGCAGAAGAATATTCAGATGATGGCATCTTAGTTATTATAGCAACCCAAGTACCATCATCTGTCACACCTGGATGAGGAATATTGAAGGTGTGTGTGATATTAAAACGACCTAGATTGACACCAGTTTGCCCATACATCTTATCAGTAGATGATGCGCTATCTGCTTTTCTATTGACTTCATATCTGGCAACAAATTTAGGCAGCCTATCAAAGATATCCAGTTTTAAATTTCCAGCGCTATCCCACAACCTTAACCCATACATAAGTCCCTCTCATTAGTCAACCGCATTCAAATCACCAAATTGCATTACTAGAGTGCCATTCTCATCATAAACTTTTATACGTCTACTATCCATATCCATCCTGGCTCCAGAAGCTGCAGTCGTTACTTTGAAATTACTAGTACCAATAAGATTAATACTACCTATCTGAGCTGCACCTATGGCGCCATTCTCAATATAAGTCTCTGCCTCCCCTACATGTATTTTTGATAAAGTTGCAAATAACCCTTGATCGCGCACACGTCTAGCTTCATTATTTGCGGTGACATCACCATGAGGCACCCACGAAGAACCATTCCAAGAATTTACAACAGGGTTGATGGTCGTTGTATCAAACCAGATGTCATTCATCCCTATCGGACTACCGTCAGGCCTTACAGTTGGATAAAAAGATTCTCTGAAGATATGGTTTCTAGTAGCATTATCTACTGGTCTGCCAGAACCACTTACACCTGACCACACAGCTGTACCACCTAAGTTAGCATCGTCTGTTACTTGTGCTGTACTAGCTACACCTCCAGGAGAGTAAGGGCTGAATTCGGTCTGACCTGCTAAAGCTTCGCCAAAATATGGCTGAGCTACCCACAGGTAAGAGGATAGAACGCTGAGATCATTACTATCATACTTTCGTATCAGCACTGTTACAGTGACTGTGTTTGCAGGAGCTATACCAAATGTACCAACTAAGCTGTGATTAGCTAGATTGTCTCCCCCACCACTCAACACATCTATAGGACCGACCTCTGAAGCACCTATAATATTGCCACTTATATTTAGAAAATAAATACCAATAGTTACTTTGCAGCGATGAGCAGCAATTTTTGCATGGAATTCATAACGTTTGCCAGGGGTGGCAGATACCGCTTTGTCAGAGAAGCCCCCTAATGGGTATATGTCGCAGCATATGTATGTAGGATCAATCACACCATTCAAGTTCAGACTCACAGATCCTATCTGTTCCACGTAGAAAGCATCACCTCCTTTAGGCCACCAGTATCCAGCTGGAAACTTAATCTTAGCGCTTCCGGAATTAAAAACAGCAGCGTATGGATTATATCCAGTTACGAAAGGAGATGTATTTCTTGTAAATTCAGTATTTATTAGTCTGTTAATACCTACACCAACTCTCAAGTTACTACTGTCAGCACCAACTGTAGCTCCAGCTTGTATTCCTGTCAAATGACTATATTCACCGGAATTTATACCATTAAGTGAAGTAGGTCGGTCGTTTATCGCACCCCAGTCAATACCACCACTAGATAATAAAGTAACTCCTTGAGCATTCTTTATCTGTATACTATTAAATACGGCCGAACCGTTCTTCAGCAATCTCCAACCTTGATAATTTCCAGGAGAATCAGAGAATCCGTCTGAAAGTAATACATCACCTATTTGGGCAGCTTGTGTAATAATAGCTTGATTTGCAACTAAAGCATTAGCGCCTACAGTTCCAGCAAGTACGCGATCTCCACTGAAGAAAGCACCTCCTGCGTTATTATCAACACTATCACCACCCTTATATACAGCAAGTATTCGACCACCAGCGCCTACTGCAGTCACTAATGATGTTGTGTTGCGTAATATTGTCTGACCAGGTATGTAATATAAATACAAATCTGATACGGTATATGTTGCCGATCCTGCATCAACATTCCAAGTTGTACCATCCGTATCTCTTATTACTTTAAAAGCATCCCAAGAAACTACGTGCGTTGTTGCATTCGGTAGGAACAGTAAATCAACATAAGAGTAGCTAGTAGTCTCTACATTAAGTGCAGCAACCGATTGAGCACCTGAGGGTATCTCCCCAATCTCTCCAAAAGTATCAATCTGGGATACCTTATAGTAGTAAACAGTACTTGGGGATGCGTCAAAGTTTATGTAATCAGAGTTACCTGTATAAACTAGATTAGTAGGGCCTGGCACAAACAACGAACTAAGATCTCTATATACCTTGTAGTAGGCATGATCAGCAGCTTTCTGTGAAGTGATATTTACAAATACTTGTTGAAACCCAGCAATCAATTGAAAAGCTGGAGCAGGTGCCGCCACATTATTAAAAGTAGCTGCAGTGAACGTCAAAGATAACACATCTGTACTATTCACAGCATACACCCGTATTCTTACTGTTCTAGATAATACCCCATGTATAAGTTCATTAGCGTTCTGGGTTATCACCAGACTACTGCCTTTTTCAACTGGTAAAGAGGTCAATACATTATTAGCTTGATCTAGAAATACAACTTCGTAACGCTTTAGAATCTCCTCTACCAAGATATTGTTAGGATCATCTGTCCAACTTATATCGAAAGTAGGAGCCAATCCACCATTTTTATCAATCAAGTTTATGGGAGGATTTAACGAAGAACCTTTTACTACAAGATTAGTACCGCCATTATATTCTGCAAGTATGGTGAATGCTTGCGCTGTATCAAAATTTGTAGTAGATTTTACGGTGTTATCAGTACCATCAAAGTATAAATACAATCTCTGTCCAGTCCACTGATAAGAACCACCAGGTATAAATAAAATAACTGCAGAACCTGATGGCTTAGCTGTAAAAGGAGGCCAAGATACAAAACCTGGTGAAGGGTTGTTTCCTGTAAAAGACACGCCTTGAAACGAATACACCTTTCTTTTAGTCACAGTAGCTTCTGTCTGACTGGTGTATGTTATCGTAGACATCCTGCCATTCTGAGCAAGAGTCCTTACACCGAAGAATGCAGAAGCCTGGTCGATATTTGGTACATCAAACTGATTGTTAGTAGTACGACCGATCTCATCAAACAGAGGAATTCCATTAGAATCTACAGGACCATTAGCAGCATGCATATACACAATATAAGCGGCTATATTGGAATAGTTCACAGCAGGCCACTGCAATCTACCAAGACTATCAGAGCTGTTTGCGTTTGGAACAAAGGTTACGGAAGAAGGTGCTGGAATATTATTCTGAAAAATAGGGTTTGGTTGCAATACTTGAGATGGCTTTTGAGACCAAGCAAATTGTAAATGGTCAACTCTGGCTCCCTTGAGCTTTAACGTCCAATTCTCTGTAGCTTCAAACTCATCTACTCTAAAATACATAGAGTACGGTTCCAGATACACGTAGTCACCAGGCTCATAGATTCTATCAGTAATAATGATCTCTACTTCAACTTTTGCAGCAGTTCTACTAACCCTTACATACTCTTCAGCCAATGCCAAAGCATGGTATGGGTCGGTCACACCTCCAGAGAATACGTCAGCTTCCAACATAAATCCACTATCTTCAGCTAACATTTGCTGATACGTAGTGTTGTCATAATTAATGTTTTCAACACCAGAGTATGCAACACTCCTAGTACTCCAAATCACTATACCATCTTTTGATAAAGCGGCAGCTACACTGTGTTCTTTTTGAGCAGTCGCAGTACTAGTTATTTCAACTATATAAGCAGTATCAGCCAGAGACGATCCTAGTATTTGAGCCTCACCCCTATAACCATTGACTGTACTTACAGTCTTTACTACAGAATTGTCTAAGCGTTTTATGACTATTGTTGCGGTACTACCAGCAGCCACGGCTACAGTCCAATTACCTGCATACTCTTTCTCAACAATCATGTGCGTAGTTAATGATACTACGCTACTAGCCCCGAGCCATACACCGTATTCGTTCAATAACTTAGCTTTTGCACCATCACCATCAAAGTCCTGAGAAGATAAAGGCCAGAAGATACCACCAATGCCCTTCAATTGAGAGGAATTAAACTTAGGAGGCCAACTTACAGAATCTTCTTTAAAGTCTTCAAATTCATTATGAAAACGGACGATACAATGATTTAGCCTATCTTTGGCTTCTGGCCAAGAGATACGTACTTGAGATCCTAGTGCAATATCATCGTCGGTTATGGTTCCTTCACTGATAACTGACAAAGATGCTGCATCGTAAGCATATTTTAGTTTTAATTTATACTTACCTTGAGACCGTACTAATCTAGCATCACCCATTGTATCCAAGATACCTGCTATGTTATCTCTAATAGACTTCGATGTATCTACTACATAATTGCACTCATATAACGGAAGATCTCTTGTTGCGTAACCTATTACACTGTTATCAGTTGGTTGCCAAATATGACCACCAACAGGTACTGAAGTTTGTACTATTAAACTACATACACCAGCGGCTTCGCTGAAACTGCCAAAATCTATTTCAGACAGATCAACACCTTTCCCAACTATAGGATCTAGTAGATAATCAAGTAGACACAGTGCATTATTGTTACTATAATTGAGAGTAGAAGATATTGTATTTCCTGCACCTATTTCCCGAACAGGCGCACCTTCTATGAATGTCTGTACGTCAGGGACACCATAGAATTGAGGATCATTTTTGTTAAGGCGAATTACAGCATCAAAGAACGCAATACCATTGAATGTCGCATTTAGTCTGTCCCCAAACCTTGTCGACACTAAATCCCCGTAGTGACCACCAGACATATAATAGTCCAAACGCATGGAAGCATAAGATTTTGGCTCCCAGTCGTCTGTTTTAAACTCAGAGAACGAAGGATTGTTTAAAAATTTATCCCCATCAAATACTACGTCTCTCACACTTGAAATTGGACCAACACATAACATCTGTTGAAAATATAAGAACTCATTCTTACTTCCATTGATGCTTTCTTGCAAACTTGTTCCAACTCTCGTGTATCCTTTTTGTACACGACTTAAGGAGCCATCGCTATTTAGAGCTGTCTCTGTATAAGTGCCAGTAACAGAGCCAACTGCCCCTGCAGAAAATGTAATATCACTACTATTAGTTGCAGGTAAGAAAAAATCAGAAGATACATTGTGATATACTCGGTATCCTCCAATTTTAGCCCTTCCATACACTTTAGCCAAATACCCTGTTTGACCTTCTACTACTGTCTCAATCCCAGTACGACTAGTACGCTCTCCATTAAAATTATCTGCACCATTTACAGCCTTTCTTTTATCTTTAGTAGCTAATTGGTAGATAGTAGCACCAATTGCTATGATTGCGGTTACACCTGAGAACCCAAGTCCCGCAATTATTGGAACTATAAATCCCATTACAATTTACCCCATCTTAATGAAACGTTACTAGAGGAAGTTCTGACAAAATCAGCACAAGAATCTTTCGGGTTTCTAGCTCTTATGAAATCTTTTGACACATATATGAATCGTTTATCATCAAGATTTATAAGCGGACTACCAGCTGTTATTGTTAATACATTTGAGCCTAGCTCACTATTATCTATCTCTTTTACAAAAGTATCTATTGGTCCTCTATATAGCAGCAGGGCATCACTAATAGATGTATATGGCAACCCGTCTGGATTAAAGAAACTGATATGAACCTCTAATTGTTTCCCAACTAGTGTTTCTCCTAAGTAAGTAGAATTCATATCATCATTACTGTCATCGAACACTACCTTGAATTGACCTCTATCGACCAGAGTGGCAACTGTTGGAGGGTCAATGTAAATTACACGATCGTGCGCTTGATAGTCTACACCTTCCATTGATATATCGTGTGACAGTGTTGTTTCAGCGTATAATACTGAATTACTAGAATCTCTTATAGCAAGTAGATAGAAATAATCCACTTTATCCGCTTTCAAAGCATTTATCGCATTAGGACTAAGCAATATCATAGGGCCTCCACTAATTTAACCACACCATTATCCATAAGTACACCGTCTATATACTGCATACCTTTTATGGAGTCTGTAGAATATAAAAAATTACCTTTGACATCATTTCCATATTTTATTGAGGTACCGTACGGAACATTAGTCATCAACGCTGGAAACAACTTCATATTAGAGTTTCCAACACAATTCTCTGTAACCATGTATACTTTAGAATGATTAGCGAATCTAACAAAAGTACCTTCGTAAATCGTACCTAGAAACCCGCTAATTGCTGCGAAAGTGTTAAAAGCAATGCCTGATGTCGTAGCTCCAGCTTCTGCAAACCCTTTAGACACTATCCCAAAGTTTTGTGGAAAATTTACTTCAAAAGAGGTATGTGATCCTTTGACTACCATATGCGCCATTAGTAGTTCCGCATTATTTCTTAGAGGTTCTAGAGCTGTCTCGATCTCCCATCTCTGGGAAGAGCGGCGAACCGCTCTCCTTTTTAGAGAAAGAGAATCATTAGAAAAGACAGGCTCATTGCTAAGAACCTTCGTTGGTGAAGAAAACTCAGCAATTACTACATTACCTTTCAAGATTCCATAAGCCATTTAGCGCCTCTTTACATTTCTTTCTTTGTTAAACATATTTACACCTTGAGCAAGCTCTGGAAGCATTTTCATTACTTCAGCCCTGGTCTGCCTAGAGATGTCACCTGTGATACCTAAATCAATCTTAGTAACACTACTTGAACTATTATTTGAACTACGATTGCTGAATTCTTTAGATACAGCACTGGATGATTTGACGATACCACCATCTGCAAACTTAGGTACACGACCTTTATTTATTGCCTCTAGTAGTGCACGGTTCTTGGCAGTAGCAGCTGCGTTCACAACGAACTCACCATTAGATAACATAGCAGGTATGCTATCAGACTTAGAAGTTCCTCGACCACTTACATGACCGCCATCGGCCATAAATAAGCTACCAACCACACCAGCTATAGCACCTACACCATCTGCGATACCTGTAGCGCCATCAGATAGAAGCCTGCCTAATCCACCAATTATATCACCTAAAAACCCAGTACTACCAAAAGCACCTTCAAACAAACCAGGTAGTGGACCATTTGCTCCAAATGTCTCAGTAGCGCTGTCTGTAACACCTTTGAAACCCATATCGGCAGTGCTAAGTACATTGTCAAAACCGTTGGTTACACTTTCAAAACTGGGTGTTACGGCTGTCTCAATTGCTTTATCGAATGAACTTGATTGCCCGAACATACCCGAGACATCACCCAACATACCTAATCCATTTTGACCAGACATCATACCAGCAGCAGCTTGCAAGCTCATTGCGGCAGTATTCAAAGAGATACCTGCAGTCTGTAAAGTAGCTCCAGCTGTTTGTTGATTAGCAAATTCAGAACCTCCAAAGATAGTGCCTAAATCAAATTGACCTTTACCTAGACGAGTCAATAGTCCACTGAGATCGGTCTTCTCTAAGGAACTGACAAGACCATCCACGAAACTATCAATAATGCCTCCAGTAAATCTATCAGCTAGCATTCTTAAAGTATCTTTGAAGGATGCGTCACCTTTCATCAAACCTGATAAGCCTTCACGAAAACTGGAAAATACAGTATCTCTGAATCTGAATCCAGCTTCCATAGACAACCTACCAAGTGATTCTGAAGATGTTCTCATTCCATCTTCCCAGGCAGCTAATAACATATCATAGTCGTTCTGAGCTGCAATTCTACCAGCATCTGTGGTAGCTCTTCCTGCACTGTCTCTAGCAGATTGCATACCTTTTAGAATACCTTCATAGCGAATCTTTTCAGAAGAAGTAGTGAGGTTCTCTATTTGAGTTGTAAAATTTGATAACCCAACTCCATTTTGAGACTCTTGATTAGCCCTGTACCGCAAGCCAGCACCAGTGCCAAAACGCTTACTGATGATGTCCTTAGACAGTGCTGCCCCTTCACCCTTCTGTATGAAGCCTTTCTCAGTATTTAATCTGATACGTTCCAACTCAGCTAACACCGGTGTCACGTTGCCTTGAGCTGCATTTAATGGACCGCCAATGACATCTTCTAAACGACTCTTTATGGCTGACACATCTAATCTATCTATCTCAGAGCTCAGTGAAGACAGTATAGCAGCTTGGTATTCAGGAGATCCAAATACTTCTGCAGCTCTTTTCAGAGCCTCTTCTAGGTTAGGAGTCATACCATCAGTACTTATACGTGCTTCTAGACCTTCTATTGATTTGGCAAATTCCTTGAAGGTATTATTATCTAAGAATTTCAGGACATTCGATTCAACGCCAGGTAACGCATTGGCCAACTGATCAGAACGTATATCTTGGGTTGCACCTCGATTTTTCAGTGCTTCATTAGCTTTTGATAAACCGCTAAGATCATTGGCGGCTTGTCGGAGAGACTCGGCATTAAACGTTCCTTTAGACATATCATTAGATATTTTTTGCATTTCCTGCCAATACCTGAGAGCTAATTCAATATCTCTGGTATCCATCATTGCTAGATTTTCAGTAGAGAATCCAGAACTTGATAGAGTATCGAACGCTCCTTTGATAGACGCAACAATAGCATCAGATTCTAGAGATGCCATATCAGACATTATTTGCATTTTCTGTGAAAACAAAGAATCAAACTTAGCCTTAGAAACAGAAGCATCAAGTGAACCTAGAGACTTCTCTACTATTTGCAAACTCTCAGCCATCGCTATATAACTATTGAAATCACCTTCACTCAATGCTCTCAAATCTTTATCTATTGACAAGCCTTTAGATTCACTGTAAAAAGACATACGCTCAGCATCAGTTTTTCCTCTAAGTTTCTTGTCAAAATCATCAATAGCTTTTCCAGGACCCTTGTCAGTTATATTTTGACCTAAAGCCTCTAGACCTTGAATTGCTCTACCCTCTTTCAACAAAGCGCGTAATGCATCGACCTTCATTAAATCAATACTGTTGATTGCATCGACTAAGTCTTGTGTCAATTTAGCAGCGTCATCCGCTTTGCCAGGTTGACTTTGCAGATCGGTTAATTCGGTTTGCTTTTGTAAAGCATTCTCCAATCGCTTCGTCAACTCATTTTGATCCACTTTCGCCAGGACAATCGGCGGCATTTCAATATTAAGCTTTTGCAAAGCTGCATTTTGTGTATTAAATGATACTGGCAGTTTCGAAACAGACTCTCTTAGAGACTTTCTGAGAGCCTCTGTCTCAGCAGTCAAGGTCTTCTCTTCAAACTCTAGACCTATTTTTAGAGATGGTAGTGTAGGCAAGTTAGCCAAGGACTCATTAAGCGAACCAATTTCTTTAGCCTTTTTATTACGAAACAAGAAGGCATCTTTATTACCTGTACCATAAATACTTTTGTCAAAACTTGCCAACTCGTCAGAACCCTTTTTAATACGTTCTTTCAAGTCTTTAACAGCAGAGTCAATACTCCTATCTTGGCCAGTTATCTCACCCAGAATAGCACGTTGCACTTGAACTGTAGATAGTTTCAAAAGCTTCCCTTGCAACGCCTCCGCTTCTTTTGTGAGACTCGTCTGAATACCAGGGAACCGAGAAAGCAGTGCTTGCTGCGCCTCAGTGAGACCTGCTACGTTCAAGACCTTATCCCATCGCACAGCAAGGCTGGCAGAGTCAGAATACTCATCTGACAGCTTTATCAATGCATCTTTGATAGTTCCTGTGGCTTGCGATATTTTGTCGTTCTCGGCCACCAGCTCATCAGTCGACAAGGAATCTGATAATCCCCTTCGAGCTTCTTTGAGGGATTTTAACGTAGGTGCATATTGCAAAAAGCGATCAGCCACCGTCTTATCAGTTAGATTTTCAGGCAATTTAACGCCAAGACTCTCTGCTTCCAATTTGAAATCTGAGTATTCTTTAAAAGTCTTACGCAAGCGCCCTGTATTAGCACCATTTGTCAACACTTCTGCAAAATCACGGTTGAACTCTGTGGTTTTAGCCATGAGTTCGTCGAGAGCCTCTTGCAGTTTATTCGGCTGTAGCGTCCCCTTCCAATCAGACACATCAGTCTCCTGAAATTGTAAGATCGCTGTCTTCAAGCTTCCCAGACGCTGCTCGGCGGCAATGGCCTCTTGCGGTGAAAGAATACCTTCGGCCTGTAAATTGTCCAAGGTAGAGCGGGCCTTGTTATACGTATTCAAGGCGTTAGCTTCTACCTTGGGGGTACGTGGGGCAGGCAATTGTAATCCTCGACGAATTGCTGAAAAACCCAGAGAAAATAGAGTATCGATGGCGATTGATAGTTCATCAACCCACTCAATTGACTTGTCAAGACCCTCTATCGACCGCTTCTTAATCTCCGTGAAGACGCTGCCTACTTGCTTTGTTGCATCCGCGATCTTACGATTAAGACCAAAGCTGCCCCAAACCCCCTCGAATTTACGTATGGTGTTAGTGGCATCGTCTATTTCGTAGGACACACCTATCAAGCTTCCAAGAGACTGCGAGGGGTCTCTTGGCAAAAGTGTTCTTGTGTCTTTTAGAGCATCTTTGTTATCTGGCAATGCATTCAAGATGCGCGATATCCGAAGTAACACTTTTTCTTGCTCTTTAACCTGATCCAACGTTAGCGAGCCATTCTCGAGGCGTTGCTCTTCTAGCTGAACGAGGGTTTTGTAAGAACTATCTAAAACGGCCTTATGTCTATCAAAACTTGCGTTGTCGAGCGAGCTTAAGTCCTTGCTCTCTAATTGGCGCCTAAAAGCAAGATCCGAGCCACTAATTTTAAGGCCTTCTGCGTCTTTGAAAAGAGAATTGACACGTCCCCTTTGCGACTTGGCAGTGCCCCCAAATGCTTCTCTGATCTCATCAGCAATCTCTGAAATTCGCTTAGAAATCTCCCCTCGTTTCCCGAACAAGTAGCCTACCAGCAACCCACCAGTTGCTACCGCAGCCGCAGTCCAACCACCCTTAAATACGGTGGCCAGCACTGATCTGGCAGAGTTTCCCCACTTCTTCCATGTGTCTAGCGACAGCACAGATCGTAGACCTCTACCCAACTTCTTAAGATCTGCACCCATTAGCGCGGAAGCCGCAGAAAACCCTGCCTGTACCCCTGCAACAGAACGATAGGCTTTGACGTAGCGCTCCACCAAATTGCCTACTAATAACACTGTGCCGCCTAATATAAGAAGCTCACTCGTGAGGGTTCTTGTAGAGCTTGTCGCGGCATCTCCTGCAAATGCCACACCTGAAAATATGGCAGCAAGTCCTACAAAACTAGTAGGTGAAAATACGCTGGCAAGACCTTTTCCAAATTTTGTGATTCTATCGTAGATGCCTGAAAATAAGTCCTTTGCCCAATTCTTGACCTTGGTAAATGCGTCTTTCGTGCCTCCTAGAAAGTTATCCCAAGCTCTTTTCGAGCCCTTCTTGAGTGCGTCTTTGATTTCAACAAAATCTAAGTCACCGAAACTCTTACCGTCGTCTTTGGGACTTGATTTGAATGCATCCCTCAGCGAAATATTACCAGCCATGTAGTCACGAAAATTAGACCCAAAAGCCTTGAAAGTGTTGACAGTCATCTTCTTTAATTTTTTTAGATTGCCAATCAAAGATTGTACTATCTCTGAGATTTTCTTGAGCGTAGGTGATTGAGGCCCATAGCCCCCGCTCGCCTCAGTCAGAATTTTAATGATGTTAAAGTCCAGTAATTTCTTTATTGTACCAACAACCCAGAATTGAATCTTTCTGAAAGATTCTGCTCCTAGGTCTCCGCCTAGGAACGCATGCACGACGAAGGGCAGGGCGGCGCTACCTGCGTCAAAGAGCGCTACGCTTTCAAGTAACGCAGTAGACAACAGTGCGGCACCTATTGATGCAGTTGTCTTTTGGAGAGAAGTCGGAAACAGCTTTCGTGCCAATGCGCCGGGCTCTACAGAGGTTACCAGGGAGAGCAATCCAGGCTCCGCAGCTTTAAAGCCTTTATCTCCCGGAGCCCCCTTAGCAGGCTTTCCTAATATAGCAGTATTCGCCATTTTCCTAAAATCTTTTGACACAACTGCTAATCCAGCACTCAAGGCCAAGAGACTCGAGAATGCAGAGTTTGTCAGAGGTGTTACGGATAAGAAAAGATCTGTGATCGTGTCTGGTAAGGGTGATAGTTCCTCTACGAAACCGTGTACAAAGCCAGGCATCATCTTGAACAGAGAGTTGAGGCCTGTTTGGATACCTCTAGCCACCTCTACACCAATAGTCTCTGCCACATTTCCGAGAGTTAAGGCCAATGAGTTGCCAAACAACTCAACGGATTTCTCAATAGGCCCCGATAGTAGCCCAATAGTTAACAGGCCCCCTATTGCATTAAAAACCGGACTTGCAGATGTGACAGCAAGTGCTGCTGCGATGCCAACAATTAACGAGTTGCCTATCTTTTCAAAAACATCTTTCAGTTCTACATCTGCTAACGTCAACGCTAATGAGTCTCTTAGCTTACTAACACTGCTTGAATCGACTTTAGAAAATACGTCTGCGAATTGCCCACCAATATTTTTACCGAAGTCTTTGACACTTGATAATACACCATCTAGGTCTTTTGTCTTCTCAACCACACCATCAATGGTATCAGGCCACCATGAATGACCTATTACTTCATCATATATTTCAAAAAAAGCTCTTCTGACTTTCACACTGAAATCATTAACATAGGTTAGTGATCGAGACAATCCATTCTTTGCTGTAATAGACAGTTCTTCGAATAAATTTTTTAGCGCATCTATTGAGACATCAAAATCAATATTGACATCAAGAGCTCCTGCTACTTTTTGTAGTTTATCAAATACAAAATCTTTTGAAATTTCCAGCAATAATGGTATCTCAAACTTAAATTCGTTGAATTTGGAACGTAATCTGTCTTTAAGATTCGTTATAGCCGCAATCATTGTAGGCGTGGAAGCCTCTATCTTATCAGCGAGTTTCAATAAGAATTTGCCTGAATTTTCTGAAATACCTAATGCAACATTAAGCTCACCTAACATGTTGGAAAGAGCACCTTCAAACCGTTTAGCACCTACTTCAGATGTGACAGCCAACTTACTAAAATCTTTGTCAATCTGGTCTGTCATTGACGTAATTGCATTAGCCACTGTGGCTGCGGTAAGCTCACCTGCAGCTGCGGCCTTGCGCATCTCGGATGTGGTCATCCCAAGCCCTTTGCGCAAGATATTGGCCAAGTATGGTGTCTGCTCGATGATGGAGTTTAGTTCCTCACCGCGTAGCGCATCTGCACCTAAACCCTGCCTCAGTTGGAACAAAGCAGCATTTATAGAGTCTATCGGACCACCGCCAAGCTTGGCAGCTTTTGTGATAGATGCAGTCAACTCTGTCAATGCATCGCCATTGAAACCTTTGTCTTTTAGAACGAGCGCAAGCCCTGCGTATGATGTGCCAATATCTCCCAAAGAGCTCTTTGTGTCTTTAGCGATGCCTTTCACATCACTCTGTGACTTATTAAACTCTTCGAGTGAGTCTGTCGCCAGACGTAATTTACTATTTAAATTAAGAACACTATCCCCGTAGCCTTTAAAGGCCTTCAGAGGTGCTGATAATGTATCCAGGGCAGGCCCCAATAACCCTAACGCTTGAATGCCATTTGTAATTCTTCCGAATGTTCTATCAATATCTCTGCCTGCAGAATTAGCTTCTCTGCTGAAGTTTTTAATAGCCTTCGTGTTTTTGCTTAATGTTGGAGCTAAATCAGGAAAAATAGTTTTTGAGGTATTTGCAGTAGAGAATATCGATCTCAATTGCTTATTTAATGCCTCCAAATCTCTTTCCGTGGATTTGGCGTTGGATTGAAACTCTAGTTCAACACCTGACATCTTTAATTCCCGTAAAAAGGCCCCCGAAGGGGCCAGTTATTTTAAGCGTACAATCGAACCATGTGCCTTGACATTAGGATTCGCTAGTACAACCTTTTCAATAAAAAATGGTGGAGCTTGCTTAGAACTTCCATTGTTCAGCTGAGATATGTACTCAACATCATTGACTATCTTGTCATTTATAAGCGCCCAACCATCTCTGGCCTTTCCAGTATTAACTGGTGTAGCAGCTTTAAGAGCTAATATTAGCTCCTTCTTAATTTTGTTTTCTAGAACACTAGCATCGAATTCAATCTTGGTCATTTTCGCTTTGCATTTCAGCAAGGTTATCACCTCCTATGGCGGCTTTCGCAAACTTCCAAAAAGTAGAATTCTTAAGATTTTTGTCAGATTTCTCTGGATTATAGATTGGCTTTAAAGTGGCAAAGTATTTATCAGGAGAGCCTTTGGCACCTAACGCTTGTAGTATTTTAGAAAAACGATCATCATCTCGCCAATCTGGAGGACGCTGCTCGAAGTAAGCCCACCATTCCAAGAATGTTTCATATGGAAGGCGGGCCCTTAGTTCATCTACGTAAGGAACCTTGAGCAAGTAGGCTAACTCAAACAGAGCTAACCTATCCTCACTTAAGACTTCTTTTCTTTATCTTTAACTCCTGAATACTCAAGGATAGTTTCGGACAGTTTGGACAGTTCTTCAAGCGGTAGTTGCTTCAGCGCATCAATTGTTAAGTTAGCACCATTATCCGCGCCATACTTCAATACAGTATGTACAACAGAGTAATCTTCCATATTGTCATCATCTTCGATATCCTCTAGTGTAATACCATCAAGCTCAGCCTTGGCTTTACGCTCCAGATCTTTTTCACGTTTCTTTTGCAATAGCAGATTTTTTTCAGTCTGCGTAATTAAAAGCTTACGTATTTCATCTACCTGGTCTACAGTTAATTTATAGATGACAAGACTGCCGTCTAAAAAGTTAACTTTCTTGCTCATGCGTTTGCCTACGAAGCTCAGAATACCTGAGTTATTATCATTTTGAAGAGATTGCATTGAAGAACTCCATTGTTTGTTTCTTTAGGCTTTCAAGTAATGAAAGTGTATTTAGTATTTCTAAATTTTTCTTGCTGTCATCAACGAAATCAGGAATGCGAGATAGTGTCTTCTCTACACTCTTGTTGATATCAAGCAGGACGTGTTTTTCAGTCACGTCCATGACATATTGCAATGTAAAATTGCCTTTATCTGGCGTAGTCATGATATTAAACTGTGTAAGCTCCGAACATATCAGACTGCATTGACAAGGTCAACGTTCCGATGTTAGCATCAGCCAGATTAGGCTGTACAGATACCGCTTCCAATTTACCAAAGAAGTAGTAAGAGGAGTTTTTCTTTGTACCAATACCACCAGCAGATGATGCGTAAGCAGTTGCGCCTGTGCCGGTTGGTTTTTCGTTTTGGATAGTTACACGAAATACGTGAACAATACCATCGCCGACCATTTTACCAGGAAATACGGCTGGATCCCATTGAGTACCATCATAGTTGATTTGCAACTCAAAGTTAGGAGCATCAGCTTGACCTTGAACCTGCTTAGAGGTAGCTGAGCCGAATACAGGTACGTTTACGATATTAGGCTGAATACCTAGAGTAGGGAACTCGCGGATGTTGTCAACCAACACAAAATCACCAACATCAGCAACTGCTTCGTTTGGCTGTACTTGATTTGCAAACCAAGCTTCTAATTGAGACTTGCTGTGAGTAGATCCAGGAACAAACGCTGGATCAGTAATACCAATCGCCAAGGTAGAGTAGATACCAGCGCCTAAGTTTACGTGTGCCATTTAGATTTCTCCAAAATGATTAAAAGGAATTGAATATATTGATCGCTCTAACGAAGGACGATCAGTATCAGCACCTAAGTGCGTTAAAGAGCCTTGCAGTAATTGCACATGCCCTTCTGTTTTGTTAGCTAATATTGACTCTAATATGTCTGCTATTGCTGAGCTGCGATCTGGTCCTTTTCCAATCGGTACAAATATGTCGATCTTTAGTAAACCCTTACTCAACTTGATCCCAGCGCCGTCATCTAAAAGCACATTAATTCTGACATACTCAGTTGTATTATTTGGTACTGGTATATTAGCAGGTACTGCAACTATATTAGTTGTCACCCACGCAGAACTAGCAAAGAACTTATAAATCGAGGAAGCAGCGTCTGAGAATTTCATAGAAACACCTCTACTAATGTGACAAAGCGGCCTTGTGTAATAATATTACCAATTTGCCATGTGACACCTTTGATTACCAACTCATTAACATATTTGAGGTCAGTGGTCTCTATCAATACTTGTTTTTTAGTTATCTGCTTGCTTTTTGAACCAGCATCTAATTCCACAATTCTAACATTAGTTTCAGTAACAGTAGGTGTTGTAGTTACACCGGTGTTAAAGTCAAATTGTGGAGGAGTGTTGC